CAGTGGTTCCTTGCTCAACCTGCGACATCTCCACAAGATCGCCCAAACGCATAATTTCTCCCTTCTTCAAGGAGATATTTATTCGTCTTCGTTTTCTTCAGGGATCAGATCAACAAGGTCATCTCGAAGCTGTTGGGCGGACGATAACGGAGCGAAACACTCCTCTTCGTTCTCCAGCAAAACAGCGATGACATCGTCAATTTGTTCAATTAGTTCTTCAATCGTTGAAACGTCCATAGCCTCCACCATAACCGAGGCTATTTACACTCACGACAAAATTTACCCAAGAAGTAGTTCTTGATTGCCGTCTGTGATTGGTACGATTACGGCCAAAGCTTGCTGTTCTGGTGTGAGTGTTAGAACAGCAGCTTCTGCAAGCTGGCGGGAGAGTTGTGGGGCGCAAACCGTGATACCGTTGACCTTAACAACAAAACGCGTTAGCGAGATTTCTGTAAGCATGTCAATACTCCTTTTTGATTATTTAGACGGTGTTTTTGGTGGGGTGCCACTTAGAAACGAAAACTCACTCTTTCGAGGCTTTGGTATCGATCTTCCATCAGGAAACACACCAGCATATTCGACGTAATGGCGCCAGGCTTTAAACAACTCATAGTGCTCTGCCGAGACAGAAATGTGTGCTCGCACGAGTTGTTCTATCCGTCGTTGTCGCTTCGCGTCGAAAGCTTTATGTTCCGTTGATCTCCGTTTCTTCGGTTGTTGGTAAGAGTCGCCCCACTGATTCAACAAACTAAAGTATTCGTCCAGTGTATAGCAAAGGTCGGGATTTACGCCTCTTTGTTGTTGGTAAGAGTCGCCCCACTGATTCAACAAACTAAAGTATTCGTCCAGTGTATAGCAAAGGTCGGGATTTACGCCTCTTTTATTAAGAGACCGGCCCGTTGTCGAACTCTTTTTGGTCCTCATATGGAGCCGCAACCTTTCGATAAAACTCAAGCACAGCACAAACTGTTGCACCCACACCATCATTTACACCACGATAGCCACCACCTTTATAGACGTGGTGTAGGATTCGTGAAACAATGTAATTAATGTTGCCTTCCATATTATTGTTTGGATCATCACTTTCGAGTTCTCGAAGTGCGTTTAGAAGTCCTTCAAGATATGGATCGAGTACATCTCGTTTTTCCTGAATGATATAAGGCATCAGGCATCTCCTTTCATAAAATCTTTTTCAACGGTATCCGCGTCAGCAATAATTTCGCTCATTAACTGACGGGACTCATGGTCCCACTGCACGGCCAACCTGAGACGCATTAAATCGGCTTGAATTTCTTGCTGAATGTGCGATAAGAAAAATTCGTATCGATCAGCGTGCTTCTCGTGTGTTGTCTTGACGACATCAACACATCCTTTACAATACATGGGTGTCAGCTTTGAGACAAACTGTAGACCACTCTTTTCAAAAGGTTCACCGCACAGCGAACAGAGGTAGAAGTGGTCAACGTGTCGATTCCCGTAGACATCACGTCTCAAAATACCAGCAGGCAATCGTTCCAGATATGCGTATAATTCATCGAAAGAAGTAAACATTTTTGTTGAATTCGCTCGAATCCAACCTGGAACCTCTTTCCAACTATCGTATCCGTTCACAATGAAATACGGGACATCATAGTCATATGCTTCCTGACACTCACTTTGAGTTCCAGCCCCCCGTCGAGCCGCTTCGTCAAAATACACAACCAACGCATGACTGTGATGTCGAACCAACTCAATGTCCGCTCGAACAATTTGACGACGAATGTTGGATTTGTATTGCAGGAGATCAGTCGTCTCCAAGAACATATACGGATGTCCGAAAGCTGCAGAATATGCTTTGTCGAGTACCGTAATGTCAAGAGGGTAGTATTCCATTTCCTGGAGTCGCCGGGAGCAATCGTCTCGCCAAGCTGCTCCTAGATCTTTTGCATACTGCATACCACCAGAAAGGTAAATGTTTCCACGGGGGAAAAGAGGATGTTCTATCATTTAACAACGGTTCTCCTTATGGGAGAAGTGTACTACAAATCGTTTTTATCAACAACTTCCCGCTGTCTAATTCGAATGGTTTGGGTCATGAAAGCATAAGCATTCCACAATGCTTGGGGTTCATAAAGATTATAGACGGGAATATTATTGAGTGAGGCAAGTGCGATTGCAGAACCAGTCCCACCAGTGCTTGTAGGACTGTAGGTTAGATGGCTTGTGCATCCGTCTTTTGTCCAACACAAGACAAAATCACACGGAGTTAGCAAATCAATTCCTTGAATTTGATGCATGTTGCGAGACACCAAGAGTTTACTTGGTCGTTTCATATTACGATAGTAGGGATGAACCCTAGCGGCAAGATCTCCAGCTTCGGGTAATGGAAGGTGTCCTGTGCGATTCTCAAACCCCTTCCAAGGGATAAAGATTTCTTTATCACCTGGATGACGATCGCACCCGCGTTCAAACGCTTGATCAGCACCCGGAGCACCACCAGACCGCAAAATAAGATCAAGACGAGCTGCCTCCTGGGCAAACTCTTCCATGAGAATTAATACACGATCAGGAGTCTCGCGGCTTCCAATTCCAGCGAAATAAAGTTTCATTTGCCACCTCCAAATTCTATGCGCAATTCCATTAGGATCTTGCCAAGTTCATTGCGTCCTTGTCCGCTACCGGGTGGAGAAATGCCCCAGAAGCAATCGTTCCAGGTATTTCCTTCCTCGAGAATAGCTTCGCCGGTATCAATCAAACGTTGCTTTAATTCAGGATTTTGTTCGAATTTTGCTCGAATAATCTCACGCATCACATCAACCTTGACTGTAGGCCAATCAGTGCGCAAGATAACTTTTTTGCCGAGCCGCTTGACATCACCTGGCTTTGGCGTTCGTGAGATTTCCAATCGAACTTTTGCGTCAAGTGTCTTAGCGGCTTGATAGGCATGTTCGCTTGTTGGCCAAACAATCCCATCCCACACGAATTCCGCGCGGAAGAAATTCGACAAGAAGCGATGCTCACCAAAAAACGTTGTAATTTTCATAATGCTCCTCTGACTACCACCAGGGACAGAGTCCAGAATCAACAAGGCGTAGTGTACCATCTGCCAACAGTTCTTTAAAAATGTCCTCGATATCCATCCAAGGCGTATCTCTCCATACAGCAAGTTCTCGGCGCGACAAATGCCTCTGCTGACAAGAATCATCCTTTCGATCCTTGAGCCAGACGCCCCGTGTTATATCAATAACACGCTCCGCTATCATTAGAAGCGTTGACCAATGCTGTTCTCGATAAAGCAATCTCCGAGATCCAGGCGTTGTATCTTTCTCGTATGTAAGCACATACGTTCGCCGAAATATTGTATAAGTTCCACCTCGTCCGGGACGATGAACGTTGAATTCAAACACAATTTCGTGAAGTTTGTTCGGCATAAATATAACATTCTACACCCTTTTCCAAAGGAGAACAACTATGTTGAACCTGAACGATGTTTGGGACCACCTTAAAGCGCCAGACGCTGCTGGTAAGCTTGAAAAACTCGGAGACGTGCTTCAGTACGTTTTGCCCTGGCTTGCTTTATTCCTTTCAATTTTCTATGCACCCTCAAGTGTGCCAGCAGGCCTATTGCAGATCACGGCGGCTTTCTGGGCTGGTGCCTCCCTCCTAATTGTCGGTATCGCATCAGTAGTCAAAGCTCTATCAAACTTTACGCGATTTGGTGTGCGACCAAACGGTGGGAAAAACAGCTTTCCTAGCGGGCACACAGCAGGTGCGTTTATCGGGCCAACATACCTTCATTTCTTGTTTGGTTTTGATATTCTTGTGGCGTTGATGTATGGATTGGCGATGCTCACGGGTGTAAGCCGTGTTGTTGCAAAGAAACACTGGTGGCGTGATGTCATTGGTGGTGCATTGCTATCAACAAGTCTTATGTACTTCCTAATCAAAGTGTTCTAATATCGTTCCTTGTTGGTCCATATGAACCAAGGACGGATTTGAACGGAAGAAGATTGCTCGTCTGAATTGTCAGGTCGTCTTTAACGATTAGCTGATTATTCAAAACATACTGTGGAGTACCAGACACCTGATCTAGGCACGTGATCACAAGGTGTGGTGTGATGTGGGATCCCGTAAGTTCTCTGGCAATGCTCTCTTTGAGTAGATCCAGATTCAGTGGTGCAAATCGCAGCGATCCTTGATATGCGTTTGTAATGTTTGTCGTATCTTCGATCTTGTCATATATTTTGCCGGGTGCTTCAAACGGTAATGGACCTGCTCCGTGCCGCGTGAGATAGGACCGCGTTGCGAAATATGCATCGACTTTTTGCAAACCAAGCTCATGGGCAATCTTATTGACATTGACCATTCCCGTGCGTGATCTTGTCACGTGAGGAAACCAATAATGAAATTCATCAAGTAGCAATCCTTGTGCACCTTCGAACACGAACGTCTTGAATCGCTTCATGTACGATAGATTGTCAACAGGAAATGTTGCATTAAGTAATTCTTTCCCGAAGAAAAGAAAGTTGTCGATCAATACATCATGCTTAAGATCTGGAATAATCTCGTCTCGACCCAGCAATTGGTGGATACGGGTTTTCACATAGCCATCTCGAATCAGCATCAGTTTTTGACGAAGGGCATTTTGATCGAAGAGATCTGCAACAATTGTTCGATATTCGGGACGTTCATTTCGTGTAATTGTTTCGTTAATACCGACACCACAGCTTCCGTGCCGAGCAGTTCCGCGAGCCATTTCAACCGTTTGGTTAATCATCATATCAAACGGTGTGGTAAGAGCGGCTCGTACATCTAAAACAACAACGGGTCGCACATTCTTCGCAAGAAGCTGGTCTAGTTCACGAAAATACAGGAGAGGATTGACTACGAAAAACTCACTGAGGAATGTTGGTGCTTGACCAAATGTTCCCGAACCAAAATGATGAAAGACGTGGCGCTGGTCGGGCAGAACGACAGTATGTCCAGCCTGTGCTCCGCCATTGAAACGAATGACGACAGGCTTCTCGGCCTTAGAGACAAGGTAATCGGTGATGAGACCTTTGCCCTCATCACCGAAATTACTACCAATGACAGCTTGTGCTTTCACGGATTACTCCGTTGAGATGTGAACCCACTTTTTGTTGTGGTACTTAAAGTTGCACCACGAACAGCCACTAATCTGATCTAGATATGACCAAGTATCGCCTTCCTCAAAAGGGCCGATGGGTGGAACAACATGGCCTTTTTTTGGTCCACTATCATAGAGCCCCCACTGATAACGCGGATCGTTGCGATTTGAGCTGCGATGAAGCTTTCGCTTGACCTTGGTGCCTTTGGGCGCTTTTTTCCAATCCTTAGCAACATATTCGACTTCATCACCATCTTGGATGCTGACGACTGCCTTGTAATACGGATCAAGTTTCCATCCGTGTCCATTAACGATTACGGGTTTGCCCTTGTACAGCAACGGTGTTTTGTTTTTGTACGCGGTGACAATGATCTTTGGTGCATCGGCCATAAAACTATCGTGTAGTTCTTTCATATCCTCTCCTAATCAAACAACGCGTGTTTCACAGTTTTGCGCACTGCTGCATCTTGCCACGAAGCCAACACATCTTCTGGATCAGCTCCCTCTTGTACTTCAATTGCAGAGAGAATCACCTGTGAAATATGTTCATAGTTCGATAGCGGAATTGCACGCTTACCAAGCAGCTGTCGCCATTCACCGACAACGCCAACTGGATCACGCCGCGCAAAGTTGCCCTGCTCGACAATTACGTGAAAGACATTGTACTTCTCTTCCGCCATTGCAAGAAGCTCACTCGCATTATAGCCACGCTGGTCGTCCGATCCAAAAATCGACTTAATGTGTGTCTTTGTGAGACCAACAGGCGGCATTTCATCACCGATTGTGAATAGGTAGCCTTTCTTGCCACGCTTTTCGAAGCAGTCAATTTTCGTTTTGTTCGCCGCAAAATACCATGGCAAGTCGTAGCTCTCTGTGTTGTTGCCCCCACCGTGGCCCTCAACATAAATGTCTTGAAGTTGTTGAGCGATGCGGATATCAGCTTCAAACTGTGATACTTGCAGAGGTGCATCATCACCACGAGCATCACCAATCGCCATAAACATAATGTGTGGATCAACAACAGGCTTACGATCAAGAATTCCCTCAACCAGTGTCCCAAGGCCTTCCTTCGCCATTGTGTGAGCAATGATGCCCATCGAACCCGTGACATCTAAACCTACAATGATTGCATTCGATTCCGGATTGTGTTTGCTGTCACAACTTTCGCGAAGAAGAATCCCTTTTGGATTCAGAGCTTCGTTGATTTGTGTGCTCTTGAAGACTTCCCGAACGTGTGTTGCACTCTTTGCCGTATCGCTGAAAGCACGATAAGTTTCTCGGCTATCTCCATCCCATACTGCGTGTCCCATGATTATTCTCCTTTCGTGTCCTCCGCGACAATATAAGCCTTCGAGGCCTCTTCAACTTGGACAGCAACGTCTTCACTATACAGTGCGACAATAGTGTCCCGTGTCAGAGTGCCCACTGCAAATCGTTGCGCGAGATTATTGATATCTACTTTTGCTGTGTAATCGCTTGCTGGGGCTCCCATGATCTTTCTCCTTAATCTCGGTCAAAATGATTCTTGTTGAATCGTGAATCTGTGCCCGACCCCTTGCCGAGCAGTTGCATCATCAACATTGTTTGCAACATTTGATTCATGTTGTTTCCAGACGCATCACCGCCCGTTGGATTGATTTGCGACATCAGCAACATCGGCAACATCTTTTCCAGATTCAGTCCACTGCCACCACCATCCATCATCATCAGCGGCAGAAGAGCATTCTGCATATTGCCAAGACCAGCAGATCCACCCGGAAGCATGTTGACAAGACTGCGCAGAACCATGACACCACTGTCAAGTCCAAGCATTTGAACTTTCGGCGGAGACCACGACGAATGCGTGCCATCGAGTTTCAGAAGTCGGAACGACTTCTCTTTCTTCTCGATAACCCAACCAAGAATACCACTTGCACCATAAATCAGATCGCCAACATTGACACTGTCAACTGGAGTGCTTTGTGCAAAAGCAGGCATCTCCATACCGAACTGGTCAAACAAGTTGATGACGACTTGAGGGGCGTCACCCGAAAGATCAAGGGTGGCAATGCCATCCTTGCTTCGAACCCCAACACGACCACTCATCAAATCCCACACAACCCCGTCAACACGACGGAAGAAGCGATTCATCAGTTTGTCACTACCTAGAAGGTTGTTCATAACTTTCTCCTTTACTCATTGGCCTTCGCACGCACTTCGGCGAAGTTCCATTCCTTCAAAATTTTCCCATTTTCGAACACGGTAATCAACTCATCCTTCACCCCATGTGTGGATGGTCCTTCAACTAGCAGACTACTATAGTGGAAACCTTCCGCAGGGTCTTTGTACAGCGTAATACGACCTCGCTTCGATTTCTTCCCCTTGTCTGTAGCCGGATCTTTGTATACATCGTGCCACACACCGTCGATGTTGATTGAGCTGGCTTTCATTGCAAACTTCAGCGTGTCGCGATCAACTTTTTGCAGGAGACCCGCACCGCAACCGAATGCAATGTTGTCAGCAGACCAGCCATGACGTTTGTAGCTCTCAAGGATCTTCTCAACTTCTTCTCCAGTAATGCCATCGCCTTGGATCAGGCGTACTGACGGATGCAGGACCTTGTAACCTTTGCTGTTGACGGTGTAGCCGAATGCATCACCGAGAAGCTCGACGCACTTGAGAGTCACTTCGACTGGATCTCCACTGTCAGGACGAACAACCAACGTTCCGCCCTTCTTGAGGACTTTGTCTTTCAGTTTCCGGCCCCAGATTTCAGTGATTGCATGATAGATATCGTAGCTGTCGCTAACGCACGCATACAGGTTGCCATCGCCACCATATTGGTCAACCATGTTTTCCATAGCTTTCCATTCACCGTCTCGACCGCCCCACGACGTCATTGTTGAATGTTCAGCGGCAGGAATACTGTAGCCAACAGGCTCATCAGCGTTGTAATACTCCATCGCAAACAGAGCACCTGCGACAGTGTCTGTTCCCATGAAGTTGACAAGGTGAGCAGCACCACCGATTCCGGCTTGTTCGAAAACAGTTGCGCCGCGTGCACCAAAGTCGTGGAATTTGAAATTGATCAGTTCAGGCGTCCCCGTTTCTTCGAGATACCTCTTGATAGTTTCTTTGACGTGATAGCTGTTGGTAGCGACCGTTGTTGGATACCACACAGCTCTGATCAGCATTGTCTCAATGTATGAAACGAGCCAGTAGCACTTTTCGTCAGTTGCCTCAACTGTCGCGAGGACATTGTGAGTAGGAACGATCGTCCCTTCTTGGACAGCACGAATACGAACAGGCAGGTAGCCGTTGTGCTCTTTGAGAATGTACTCCCAACCTGGTCGATTGAACGGCTCGCCATGAGCCTTCCAAAACTTTTCAGCCTGGTCAATCACCTCTTGTGTGATTGGCTTGGTGAGGTACTCTTTCAGAAGATACTGGAGACCGAAGAACACGGTCTTGGGCCATTTGCCGCCTCGGCTTTCAATGTACGAATACACATTGCGCGTACCAGGAGGGTACTGGAGCCAATGTGAGGCTTTATAGCTGTCGGTGTTGAGAATAAGGTTAGAAATCAGATTACTACGCATGACAAAGCTCCTTTGCCAAAATGCCCAAACAGTCTATCTGTTTGGTAAATCAAACAACTCTTTACTACAATCTCGCGGATACTCCATCCGCGTACATTCAACTTACAGGGTTTACACCTGCTTGTCAACAGTATTTAGTCTAATCATGTTTTCAATTTTCCCTCACGTCTTCGTCATCGCCTGTTTGGACATAACCCTCAAACCACGGGTCAGGCCAAAGGTCTGGACTCCCATCATCATCACGTGGAAGAAAATGACGAAGTTCTTGATGTTTCTCTTCCGGAAGCCATAAAAAATGTGGCCACCTCATCCAGTGAAATGTCGAGCTTCGACACCACCTAACAACGAGATAGCCACCCTTTTCGTCCCAACGACGTAATGCCCACGTCAAGCAATTGTCCAGCCGGGGTTGTTTGGTGAGGCCACGGACAATCGTAGTCGCAATCCAAGCGACTAGCCATAATGTCCCCCAAAACACAAGCCGGACCAGGGAATTCATTTCACGTCCTTACCCCACTTTTGACTGAACAAACGCCTTTACCATTTCCCATACTTTCATCCAAAATGGTGAGAAAACGGCACCAACTGCGATACCCACTACAAGCGCTACTAGATCCATGTTATTCTCCTTTCAAAAGAGTTATCAATGCAACCATCGCTGTCGCTGCTGCTTCGCCTTGGTGGCGATTTGATGCAGCTCATGATGTTGTTGCAAGAGGCCTTGCAGCTTGTGCATCAAGCCAGCAAGATCTTCTGGAGATAGATTGTATAGTAGTCTATAGTATTCTTCGTCTTGAATTTCATCGGGATTTACACCTGTGTATCGTTTGAACACAGATGACGTTAGTTCGTCGCCCTTTGCAGCAAAGGACAAGAACGTCATCATTTGATCAATCTGGTTGACAAACTCGCTTTTGTCAACCATGTCTTCCGTAAGAATATCAAGTAGCTTCATAGTCTGTCAACTCGTTCTGAACGAAATAACGTGTCTTTCTGTATTTATTCATTAACTCATATGCTTTTCGATAAGCTGACAGGTCTGTGTGAACAGTTTTCAGTAATGCGCTTATTTCGTCAAAACGCGGTTCGGTTTTAATCGTTGCCACTCCTCTTCGATAATGAATAAGATTCTTCGCAGCGACAATGCGTGAGGCGAGATGAAATGGGAAATCGTTTGACTGAATGTGAGACTGACGTATTGCCTTACCGTGCAGTTTATAATGCTGCGAATCAATCTCAAATACCAATAATGGACGATCAGATGCAAAACGCAATTCGGGCTCGCGCACGAATCGAACATTGGCAACATTTTCAGCATACAAATCAGCTATTTGGTCGATTGCATACTTTAACCGCTTGTGCAAGAATCCTAACCGTTCTTCAAGTCGTTGTTCTTGTTGTGTGAAATAGTCAAGAACGAGTTTGCTATCCATTAGCGACCTCCAAGATAGGTCCGCGATGTGTAGAGATGCTCCATAACAGCAAGATAGTCTTTCAGACTAATTTGTTGATGTCGGATAAGTTCGTAAACGAAAGCAAGACGATCTTCATACGAATGAAAGGTATGGAGCTGCTGCATGATCGCGAGAACGCGGTCTCGACGTCCCTCAAGAACAAAAGAAATCATTCCTTCCACCACTCTTCGTCTTCAACCGACAAAGCCGAATCAAAGCCCTGCCGTTTACATTGTGAAAGCTTCTCGAGATAACCATTGGAGCGCAGATACTTGAATACAAGATTTTCGACACAAAACTCACCACCCTTTGCAAGTCCTGCTCGACGATAGATGCGTAGTTTGTCAAGCATCTCTTCAGCACGCTTTGGATTACAGTTGTGGTCGGTCATGTCGTTGATACGATTTGCGAGCGAAGCTGCTTTTGTACGAACGTCAACAGTATGAATAGTTGGTTGTTCGTGTTTTGGCTCGGTAGCCCACTGTTCTTCTTTCAACGAATACATGCCGGTGGAAACGTGTGGCTCGTGAACATCTTGTACATAGACTTCAATAGGCTTACCGTGAATCTTGATGTCGTGTTGTTCACTCCAAAGACGCTGCTTGGCTTGAAGATATTCAGGAGTTATATCACCGTATCGACGTGTGGCTTGAGCGACATCGACAACAATGTGGAGGTCAATATCACTATCGTCCGTCCAGTTGTAGTTTGCATTACTTCCAGTGAACAGAGCGTCAATGATTTCCATTGATGGCATCTTGAGATTCTTCAAGAATTGTTCCGCGATTTCCCATAGTGCCTTACGGACATCTGTTTTCAATCGAAACTCATCTTCGTATTCATCCCACAGAGTTGGGTTGAGCTTCTCGTGGTATTGTGGATCTAGTTCAATATCGGACGGTTCAATATCTTCTTCGATGCAGTACGTTGCATATCGAGACAGGACGTGCTCAAATATTTGAAGTAGTGTTGGTGTTCCAGCAACAATAAGCCGCTTTGTTTGTTTTGTAATCGTTGGAAGGTCTTCGGTAATCAGCAGAATACCGTCTTGACGAACGTCGTCGGCCCAGCAGTAGCCGCGCTCGACTGTAAACCGTTCGGATTCGGTAATTAAATTCTCACAGCGTAAAGCTTCAAGAAACGTTCCGAACCGTTCATGGAATTTGACATTCGAGTAAGCCTTCTCGCGACTTACAAGTTGAAGGCGACTACCTTCGAGTTGTTGGAGGAATTTCATCGGTTTTTCCTTTGTGGCTCGTATTTATCGGTTTCTTTTTTAGGTCTTGAACAACAATTGCAAGGAATAAACGGACGAAATGTGGGTGGGTTTCTAGAATTTCTCGAGAAACTTTTGCGTAGCCCTTGAATGCATACGTCGCTCCCGTCTCGCGAAAAATCAAATGTTTCGTTCGTCGATCATACCCAATTAGCAAAAGTACATGATGGCCCGCTCTGGTGGCGGGCTGATTATGTATTCGGCGGGAGTCTTTAAAGTCAACAATTCCCTGACGTTGTTTTCGAGTGGACCACCCGCCGGCGGCGTCCCGATCAAGATCACTGAGGTGGTAAGAGAGCGCATCATGAATGTTCGTAAAAGCAATCACGGGTTGTCCACTCTGCACTGCATCGATCGCTTGTTGAACCGTCGAGTATGTTTGCACACCAACACGAAACCGATACCGAACACCATCATGATCGACGGGTGTTCGGTTTACGTTATCAATAATCTCTGCAAGCTTGTGGCCGTAAAATCCCTTTGCGGGAACATTAAGAGCATCGGCAATAATTTGTCGGGGGACATTAGTAAGACCACTAATCGTATACACGACTTGTTTGTACAAGCATGCATATTCGACCATGTCGAGACGAAAGTCTTTTTCAACAAAACTCGGAAGGACAACAAGTGTACCTCGTTTGTTGATATGAACGGGTGCAGTGAGCACTTCAAGAAGTCGCATTTATCTCCCTCATTTCAAGAGGGTATTTATCGTAGTCCCCGTAAGCAGGATTCTGTTTTAGTTCATCATTCATCTGCGCCCCGACCCGGTAGCTCGTCGGTGCCAAGTCATTGCTACCTGTTTGGGTTGCTGACAGTCAAGTTGAGGTGTTAACGAGTTTCCTCGCCCACAGAGCTTGAACATTTGCCCGTGTCAGTCCTGACTTTCCTCTATGCAACGAATGCACAGCGATGAACCAGGACTACGATTTCAATATGATACCCTATTATTTACAGTTTGACAACTACGTTCCATGATAGAGTTTGAGTATTGCTCGTCGTTCTTCATCGCTGAGATCCTCGAACGTAGCATCGAATGGGCTTTTTTTCGGACGGTCGTCTGTAATCAAACGCTGGGCTGTCTCAAAGATTCGTTCCTTGAGCTTGTATTTCGTGTTGTTATGAAACCAAACAAGATAGCTCGGATTCTCGGTCAGAACACAGAACACAGTCGTGCCCTTGTACTTGCCGCTCGGGAGCTCATCGGCAAGATCAAGAACTTGAAATTTCTTCGCCAGGCTGGCTAGCGTTTTGCTCTTTGGCATAGGCAGTGGTCAAATCAGCTCGAAGTTGATCAAGAAAATTACAAGCACTCATGCAAACCCAATCTTGTTCCAGAAAAGGAATGACGAATTGAAGCGAAGCGATGTATGCACTCGCTTGATCGGCCGGAAGGGTGATGGTGATTGATTTCATCTCCCTAGTGTAAATGAAAAAGAAAGGGGCCACAAGCCCCTTTCTTAGACAGCGGCAGAATGCACCAAAAAGTGCAGCAATCCAACAAGAAAGACAATAGTTGCCAGGTACCACAAAAGTGGTTTGATATTTTTCCACATGGCTTTACTCGATTGTCAGTTTGGTCGTTGTTGGCTCTACAGCTGGCGTGCGTTCGATAACAATTGACAGGATACCGTCAGCGAACTTAACGTTCTTGACTTTATCACCATCAAGCAGCTGCATTCGATTTTCGAACTGACGTGTTGCAATTCCTCGGAATAGATAGTCGGCGTCTTGGGTACCCGGTCGCACCGGTTTGTCGCCAGCAACTTTCAACACATTGTTCGAATCAACTTCGACCGATAAGTCATCACGCTTGAAACCAGCAACGGCGAAAGCAAGCTCGTAGCCTGTGTCAGTTTTTACAATGTTGCGAGGAGGAAAGTTCGAATGTCGAACGCCAAGGGGGAATTGCTGTTCGAATTCATCGAACATTCTTTCGGCGTCAAGCCAGACGTTGTTTGCTTCAGTCAAAAGGTCTTCAACACCTTTGAACACTTCAGCTTTTGAGGCATTCCACGAAGGGAATTTAGGTAGTTTGAGCGTCATGTTTATTCTCCAATGAGCAATAAAATTTAAAGCGTACCCTCACAATGAGCGATACACAATCATTATATATGAAACGAGGCGGGAAGTCCATTTTTGCTTTTTAGATAATCGACTTTCGCCCTACAGCGAGTAAGCACATCGAGAGTGGCAAAAATTTCATCGAACATTCGGCGCAATTCTTCTTCGAGGGGAAAACCGGAATACGTCGTGCAGTCAAAATTCTTTGGTACCTCAGCAAGATGCTCGTGGATTGGACAGGAACCTGTCCCTTGACTTCCTCTCGGCCAATTATACTTCCTCCATTCGGCCTGGACCTGCTTGAGATCAGTTGCACGATTGTAGTAATGTCGGAGCCGTTTCTGTGCTAGATTGTACATTTCTATTAGTGCCGCAACGTCTCCAATGTGTTTCACGCAGGAAGTCCGACGGCCCCACCTATCGTCTTCATCAAACCAGGTTTCGGTGTTTGCATAGCTCATGCACAAATCTTACATTGCTTGGTCGTAAAGGGTCAACAGGTCTTTGGGAATATTAGCGAATGTGGTCAGGGAGAGAAAACTGCCGGGCATTGCACGGACAATTTTCAAGTTGTTGTGCGGTTCCTTGCCGGGAGTATACCAACGGCGAAGATGGGAAACGGCTCTGTACAGCATGATATACGCATTAGCGCTAGGAATGTAATAGTTGAGATCAATTGGAAGATCGTAGCAAAGAATCTTTTCAACCGTTCGTTCTTCGCAATCTAGTTCGATCTGTTGAATCTTTGAGACACATGACGAAATCGTACGAGGTTTGTATTTCTTGCCAGCAATCCAGTCATCAAACATATTCAACGCATCGCTGTTATAATAATCCATTTTGTTCCAGAGTGGCTTGTTTTGAAGGAATTGATCGAGATGGCAGCTTTCATGACATAGAACACCGATCCATGCGTAAAGTGGTTGTAGGGAGCCGCATGCAACGGAGAGGAACTTGCCGTCTCCCTCCAGGTATCCCTCGACAGGCATAGTCTCCGCAACATCGCTGTATAGGGTATCTGCATTGAGGAGTCGAACGGCACAGCCATTCTCGTTAGCATACGTGATTGTATCCTCAACGAACGACCGGCAACGCTTGGGAAGCTTTTTGACGTCAATTTCGATATTATTGCGCACCGCCTGCTCTCCCAGACGGTGGAAAAAGTTGGTGCTGGCTGAAGGACTCGAACCCTCGACCTCCTGATTGTTCAATGTCCTCAAAAAAGACATTCAACAAATCAGGAGCTCTACCAACTGAGCTAAGCCAGCCCTAATCCTGTTCCCATGACAACTGGCTAGTCTCACCGTCTCTATTTGTAAGTCTATTTATTTGGCCGGTTTTAGACGTGAAAAGTTGCGCTAAAAACAACGTCCAAGCGCCTGTATCTGGAAACAATCGGGTCAAATTCTCCACACCCCAGAACTCTCCAGCATCAAAGCATATTCGATGCTCCCAAGTTATCTGGTTGCAGTCAACGACCGTGATTGTCCACCAAATTTCCATGAGATTGACCAGTTGAAAGAGGGTATTTTACGGCAATGGCTCTTTGCTGACAACGCTTGAGTGTTTCTGTGCGCTCGTGCTCAGTCATCGTTGGCCATTGAGCAATCTCATCGGCTGTACGAAAACAGCCTGTGCAGGTCCAAGTGTTTTTATCATAAGTGCAAATGTTGATGCAAGGGCTCGTAATCATCTTGGCCTGACCTATACCAGTTATGAACGCTATTATACCACGTAGTGAAAGGAACGTATTCGGCTTTTTCGACCTTATCTTTATGGCGCAGCAACTCTTCGGCACCCAGAGGATGTCCGCTACCCGTATTGAACAACGCATCAATTGCTTTTTCGCCCGACGTGCTTTGTTTCTGAATTCTATCGAGACGGGCGTAATAATTCTCAATCGAAGGAACGTCAATCAATCGTATGACAACATCTCCCTCGTCGTCCCATATAAAAATTCCTGGTCCTTTGCGTGTGGCAAGTGGTCGAGTATCGTAGTCCGCTTTTCCGGGATACATCATTGTACGGAATGCTTGCAGAGCATCTGTAGCTTCTGCCATTGGTTCTTCGTCCTTCAAATAGTCAACAACATAGCGGACGAATTTGCGATAAACAGGATGGTTGGGTGAGAACGTTTTCCGATATTGATAGACAGCTGGGGAAAAGCTTAGCAGTGAAGGTTCGGCGAGCATGGACGGGTCTTGCATTAAACGGATCAAAGCACGACGTGATACACCGTTGAGCATAAGTTGTTGCGCGGCTTCTCGAGCATATGCCATGATCTCTCGTGGATCACCATAGTATTTTTGTTGATCTCCTTTCGAAGAGGTTGGTTTTGGAATCGCGAGAGGATTCTTTGCTCGCCCTCGACGATGTTGTTCACGATGAACTAACTCGTGGTCAATTGTATGAATGATTTCAATAACAGCGTTGTGCCAAGATTCTTTCGATTTCATCAAGCGGCCCAGCTCTCGAGAAAGCAAAACTTCAATTCCCATTGGTTGTCCCGTGAACTTATTGTACATATACGATCCACCACCACCAACGAGACCGAGAACGCGACGAGCCTTAATGCGTATACTACTTTCAGGTGGTAGTGCCCGAAATTCAATGCCATACTTCTTTGCAAAGGGAGCATTGTTTAGAATAGAAAGGATACGAGCTGTATTCCAGAGTGACGAAAGGCGACTCAGCAAGCCACGACTTATCACTTGATCACGAAGATCGAGCAGTCCAGTCATAATCTCTGAGGTTGCCTCAGGCTTGATTACTGCTTCTGCTAAGATCTCACTCAGTTTCATTGGTACCTCGTAGAGGAATCGGACCTCTTCATGCTGGTTTAGGAAACCTGCCGCCAGAATCCACTGGACGAGGTCTAGTATTTAGTGATGTTTTTTGTATTCGGGGTGTAGGCGCCAATACAGCTTTTTCATCTTGCTGTGCTTGTATGATTGCCAGCGAGTATGCCCGAATTTGCAGTACCTCTTGAAGTGGTACTGACCAACGAACGGAAGGTGGCCTCGCTCGCGACGATGGCCAAGGTGATACGGTGTTGACACGTCAAACTTGATCCAAGGCCGGTCTTGCCAGCGCTGGATCATCTCGTTGATAAAGCGATAACCGAAATTAGGCATTCCGCTCCAGCTCCTCACGAATCTTTGTTGGAACGCCACCGACGCTGTGGAGCCACTCACCTTTGAAACCGCGTGTAATGTACCGATCCTGTCCCCAACAGAAAATGATTGGCTGTTGTTTAAACAGAGCTTTGATGCGCCACCAAAGGCTGGGTTCAATGAGTACTGTTGACCAAGCGGCCTGATCAAACACAAAAGGTTTATCTTGTTGCGGCATATTACCAGCTCTCGTAATCGGTTAGATTGATTTCTGCTTGTGTGCCGGAATGGTAAACAGCAACGATTGTCCCGATACCAGTTGGCGTGAATTTATAGGTCAGATGACCGCCTATAGCGCCATAGTAAGGAAACTGACCATCTAGCGTCATTTCCTCGAATTCTACAGGCGTCCACGTTCGGCGTTGATATTCTAGAACGATCTTATCTTGCTCTGCGTTCCATGCGTCAAGTCGCTGCTTCTGTTTCTCGTCTAAGTCAAACATATGGTCTCCTATAATATGGCGGAAGTGGTAGGATTCGAACCCACGGATCGCTCATCACGATCACTTGTTTTCAAGACAAGCGCAATCAGCCGCTCTGCCACACTTCCATTCTAACAACAATAATCTGGATGTTGATAAACGTATGTATACTCTTTCTCTTCTGCTTTTGCCTCGACAACAGGGCGAATAATGGATTGCCCAGTTAACACACACCACACCTTTTCAATAATTCGCAGTGTTCCGTCTTTTGCAGTGGACGGATCATAGAAAGGATTGTTTGACTCCCACATACGATATGTCGTACGAATCCACTGACCGAACGTATCATCGAGTTTGCAAAGTTCTTCCGCAGGCTTCCCCCGCAACAAGTCTTTGTCAGTTTTGGTGAGATTATATCGAAGAAGATGAGCAACGATCTCATCTTCGTTCATATACATCAATACTGGTACAGGATCTTCCACTCACACTCTCCAACATAAGTCTCCCGAGAGGGATTCGAACCCTCACATTTCACCTTTTAAGGGTGTTGCGACTGCCGATTGCGCCACCGGGAGATGCTATTTCTGTTGCAAAACATTCCTGATTACATTCAGGTTGTCAGCAACCGCTCCAAATACATATGCAAACAATGTAGCTACTGCTGTGCCAAACGACCACGCGAGAGCTGATGTATGCAAACTATTTGCTGGATCACCCCATCCTACCACATAACCGATGGTAAGAGCACAAAACACAAGGGTAATCACAACAAGACGTTTACGTTGACGACGCGTTGGAAGGGGTAAACCATTGACAATAACAAGATCGTCAGTTCCGTTGCTCATGCTTGCTCAACCAATTCACCAACTGCATCAAACGGATATGGCTTGCCGGTTTCATCAACAATGAGCTGATCGTTAATCATAGCGGCAAAATATTTTCCGTGGCCCACTGCTCGACCAGAATAAAGGCAAGGGATAACTCTCTTCCCATCCAACATGCGAACTCGAAGGCCAACCGTCTTCTTCTGCCCTGTTTTTGCACCAGCCATTAGACGTGATCCGGATTAACTTGCAGAATGCTTGGGGCGTAAGCTTGAATCGAGCCGTTTGTTGCCGAAGCAACAACTGTCTCATTGACAGGAATCGTTGTGAAGCCAGCACTAAATGTCGAACCACCATCCTTGACAGAATACGTTCCGTCATTGCTCGTTGAACCGTCGACCGTAAAGCGATAACCAGCATTGAAATCACGAGCAAAGTCGCCCGCGATAAGGAATGCACCAGTTCCAGCAGTTCCAGCGGTTTCGCTGGTAATAGCATGGAGAGCAATAAAAGATGCAATGGCTCCTCGGAACATTACTTGTTCAAGATCACCACTTCCTGAATTAACATACGGGACACCCAACGGCGCAAAACCAAGGGCGATATTGGCTGCAACAGCGGCATCAAAAGCTGGGCCAGGTGCGCCTATAATAAGATCGTATTCTGGTGAAGAGACGGTTGCCATAACATACCTCCTAATTAGAGAAGGTATTTATGAGATTGAGTGGCCAAGGTGGGACTCGAACCCACACACCTTTCGGTACGAGTTTTTGAGACTCGCGCGGCTGCCGATTACGCCACTTGGCCAGTTGTTGGCAATAGAGGACTCGGACCTCTAACCTCCTGCGTGTCGAGCGGGCGCTCTGCCTTTGAGCTAATCGCCAATTGGCGCCTCCAGAGAGATTCGAACTCCCGGCGTCCTGTTTCGAAGACAGGCACTCTGTCCACTGAGCTATGGAGGCGTAACCATTCTTTATTTACACTGTACCGCGTACACGGGTCGAACGTGTAACCTTCGGTTTCGTAGACCGATACTCTATCCATTGAGCTAACGCGGCAATACCATCATTCGCCAATAAACAACTTCTTCGAGTAATGTGCACTCAAGTGGTGTCATAGAGGTCTCCTAGACGATTTACACTCGTAGTATTGAGATTGTTTTCTGGTTTTGGCTGAATCATCATAGCGGCTTCGCAAGACTCTTTGCTTGAAAACGGTCCACAGCCTTAAACTCTGCCAATGCCCGGTACACGACACGCTGGTCATCAAGAACATCCAAACTGTTTCCATATTTCACCTATCTTTCAAACTAAACATTGTTTCCGTTGGGCGAATTTCAACGCGAACTTCTTGCTCTTTTTTGGAACGTTGTTCAATTCTAATGCTTCGTCTAATCGCTTGAAGTCATCCCAATCGCCAGCGATTCTCAACCGATCAAGAAACACATAGCCACCCACTGCTGTATGCCACACAACACCACGATCTGGATACTTGACAATCAAATAACAATCATCAGCATCTTCACCATAGCCAATTAGACGAGCAAGATCAAAGACCATGAGCACTGGCTCATTGAAATGTTCACGGCACATTTTTTCGATCTTAGTCATAATTTCTCCTTGGCGGAAGAGGTGGGATTCGAACCCACGGGGCAGGAGAACCCACCAGCTCCTAGGCTGGCGCGGCTGCCATTACGCCACCCGGGCATGATACTACTGTGTGCTCTTTAAACAAATCTTCCCACGTATTAGATTAAATGTCAAAGGGACACCATCTCTGATGACCTCAACCCTGACGGGGGTTCCAACTTCTCCTCGAATCTCACTCAGAGAAATTCCCTTGAGGAGATCTCCTGCTCGAATGCCTGCTCGTTCAGCAGGGTAGTATTTGTGTGCTTCGAGCACGATTAATGTTAGATCAACACCCATCAGAGATATTCCGATACCACCAAACGATGGTTCACACTTTGTGAGGTCTTCTTGAAACTTTTCGTAAGCAAGTTGCTCACCACTCTTTTTCGGGGGAGGGACAACTGTAATCTCTAGAGGTCGATGGATGTCTTGTATACTGCGATTATCGAACGACTTACCGCGGTTCTCCTTCGCCTGAATTTTTTCTTTCGATTCACCTTCACCGGGTCCACCACCCGAAAACAGCCACAACACCATCAAGTGAAGGAACACACTTGCTACAAATGAGCGTTTAATCATCTTTCACACTCGCAAGAATAGGAAATGTTAGCTTGTTGCCGGCAAGAATCGCATCGTTATACAACCGTATACTACCGAGATAACAATCACCGTCCTCTGAATACTGCTGCGCAATACTTCTAAACAAATCATTATACGTTGCATCAGCCAAGTACATGAGGCGAACGTGTTTTTCGCTATCCTTTACGAAAAAATAAAGATAAGGACGGCTATTCTGCTTGTTGGCAGCTATAATCTGCACGGTAAATAACTCACCAACACGTGTAAGTTCCATTAGATCGGCTCTCGCAATAATCCCTGTCGACGAAGCTCTTCGCGTTTATCTTGAAGTTGATCCTTCGTAAAGAATCGGATTTCACCGTTCTGTTTCGTTATTCTTATTTTTCCATCACCAAGTTCTGTCCAACAGAAAATACCATGAAATACATATGCCACACCATCATCGCTTACGATTGCTCCACTTTGTTGCTCTTTGATTTCTTCACTTTGACATTTTGCATTACCGAATAGCCATCGTTCCTTGCCGTTTTCATGCACGAAAATGGCTACGTTTGGTAATGCAAAAGCAAATGATGCTGCAAAAGATAGCAACGTAATGAAGAATAATGCTGGCGCAAGCCGCAAGGGATGTAATCTATCGATAAGTTTCATATGATCCTCCTGGTTGGAGATGAGGGGCTCGAACCCCCGACATCCGCCTTGTAGGGGCGGCGCTCTACCAACTGAGCTAATCTCCAGCACGTTTTAATAACAAGTACATTGCAATAAGAACAAAAATCGTCGCGACAGCCCAACCAACAATCACTCCGAAGAAACCAGCAACAATCTTTGGCAATATTGCTTCGGTTAATACAACCAACGTATAAGCAATCCCTGTTAAAACCGTCCATCGGCGGATATAAGTCGGCAAATAGTTTGCCATACTCATATTATGCCTATATGCGGCAGCACGTTCAAGGGAAGTGCCTTTGTTGGCATCCTTGAACATCCATTCAGGCCACAAGTATTTCACGTAGAGATTATTGCCAATGTCCATAGTGGACCTATTTATTTCTACTCCCCTAGATGGACGTCTGCGACTTTAGTCGCTTCATCAACATCTCCCAGCCCTTCTCATCTTTCGAAAGTTTCTGAAGTTCATCCATTGTCATTTCAGTCTTGAACCAGAATCCCTTCTGCATTTCGGCTTCACGTTCTTCTGGCTGCCAAATAATGAAACCCGCATAGAATGATGTCGTTGCAGCACCTTCGGCGATCAGAGCATCGACAGCATCAACTGACATCACCATGTGGTATCCAGTTCCACCAACGGGTATCGTCGCCTTTGCGCCTTTTGTGTCCTTCGCAAGCGCCCAAACAGTCGTCGTGTTCACTGGGCCACCGAGCCAAACGGGTGCATTAAGTTTCTTACTTGGTTCGTCGGTAGGAAACAGTTCACCCAACCTCGTTTGTTTTCGTCCCGTCAGTGTTGCTGGACGATTAATGATGAAACCGATCTCAACACCAATATCACCGGCGACAACAATGACCGTCTTTTGATAGAATTCTCCTAGATCCGGTTTTGCAACAAGCACGGTCAATTTATCTTGTGCAACTGCAGTTCCAATGAACATTGTAAGAGCTACTGCCAGGGCGGCTAAAGCTTTCATATATTTCTCCTATCTTTTTGGCACACGGGCCACGTAGTCGTACGTTCGACCAATTGTGATGTGAAAACGCCACCCTCGAGGAAGTCCAAACTCGGCACGAATCTGATTGAGCAATGGGGCCTCTACATCTATCCAATAATACACTCCTCCATCCTTGTCAGGTTCACAACGGATATGTCCGTGTTCGTATTGGAAATTAACAGTCTGCCCCTGATACTTTCGCCATAGTTGGGGGTTTGAAGCACAAGCGTACTCACCACGAATGATTGAGATGTGTGCATCCCAAGCTGGTTTTTGAAGGTAGATGTGTTTCTCCCGCTGAAGCCACCAGCGATAATAACGGGTAATCTCTTTGTCGACATCAACGATACACCACCAGTCGGTGCGACTTTTCATGTCGCCACGCCAAGGGTCATAAGCAATGACCCCACTTCCACTGTGGTAGTACATGACACAATCCTTATTGGAGCGGGTAGAGGGATTCGAACCCTCCTCCTCTGCTTGGAAGGCAGAGATAATAGCCACTATACGACACCCGCAGTTAAAAAATTAGTCTCTCTTCTCTGCAATTAGTTGCAGCGGATGCTCGTGAGCCGTTGCATAACTATTTGCTTGCTGCACTTTTGTTTCAGCGACATCTTTCGGATACGTTCCAATGACGCCTTTGCCCGAACGATGCACGGTGATCATCAGAGCAATCCCACGTTGGAGATCGTAGCTGAAAAACTTTTGAAGCACTTCAACAACGAACTCAGCCGGTGTGAAATCGTCGTTATAGATCACGACGTCATACATCGGCGGCTGCTTGGTCTTTGTATCTTCTTTTTCGAGGTCGATCGTGCCTGGACGATCAATGACCGTACCACCGCCACCGTCGCGGTCGATTTCATTGAGCTTGATTGCTTCGATTCCCGTGGGCGGCCACTGCGTGCCTGACGGACCTGGTCGTGCAGGTGAACTTTTCCAACGTTTTGCCGTAATCATCTATATCTCCAAAAAGGGTATTTAGAATACCCCACCATACCCTAAAGGGGCTTTGAGGGCAACTACTGTCGGTTGTGGACAGCAGCAATGTAATTAACAAGCCGTCGTGCTGTCGGTTCGTGCAGTACGGCAAACACCAACAGCAGCGAACCTAGCGGAATGAATGGAGTCAACAGATCGACAATGAACAATAAGATCATTCCAAAAATGAGTCGCACAATTCCTCCAAATAGTGGAGACGTGTAAGGGAATCGAACCCTTTTAGAACAGCTTTGCAGGCTGACGCATGTCCAATCTGCCACCACGTCGTGCTTACAACTATCTTATTTTTTGGAGCCCTTTTCAAGTGCCTCTCGTTTGAGACGCTCCTTTCGAAGGTGATTCATGATTTCCATCTTTGTCAAAGGCTTCTTGACACGCGGTGCAGGTTTTTTCGTATTACCAAATAATCGATCAAGCAACTTTCTGATATGTTCCATGGCATGCACCTCCTCAGAAATCATTGCTTGTATTTAGTGGCAGGGATGCAAGGAATCGAGCCTTGGCCTACTGGGTCAGAACCAGCAATGCTACCATTACACCACATCCCAATTGTTATTGCTCTTGCTTTGCTTTTTCAATTGTTTGCAACTGCTTGCGAATATAACGCATGAACAGCAGAGCCTTATCTTCCGCAAGAAAGATAGCGTTCCCAACGTCTTCGATAGGAACGGGAAACTCAAAGCCAGTTTCCGTCTTGTACCACAGTTCCTTCTCACGATAGAAAATGAAGTGAACCTTTTTATTGTCAATCACCATGTCTTTCAATGTTGGATTCGGCATTGATTTCTCCTAATGACAACATTATACCTGACGAATTACATTTTCGCTAGTTGCTCACGCAGTTCTTGAATCCTCCGCGTATACTCAGGAACATTGATTTCCGTCGTTGCAGATGACTTCTTTGTCAGTGCAGTTGTCAGTTCTTGTTCAAGTTGGGTCAGTCTCTCTTGAAGCCTTTGCTTCTTCTTTTCATCTTTCTTGGACATACTAATCTCCTATGGCTACCCCGGCTGGATTCGAACCAACACCGACTTGCTTCAAAGGCAAGCATGCTAACCATTACACCACGAGGCAATTGTTAAATATTAATCAACAGAGTTTAAAACGGTTTGGCATCTTTGTTGACTGCTGTCTTACCACTAGACGATAAAGAGAGAATCGAACTCCCGTTCGCAGTTTGGAATGAAGAACTCCATACCTACGCAGCTGTTGGTCAGAGTGGTTGGATTCGAACCAACGGTCTTCGCGCTCCGGACGCGACGGATTAAGCCAGGCTTTCCTACACTCTGAAATGGTTGCAGGGGTCGGAATTGAACCGACGTGAACTGGCGTATGAAACCAGTCGAGGAAATCCAGCACCTTCCCTGCGTTTGTTTAGTGAAACTGCTCTTCTTCGGTCGAACCTTTCAACGCAGTTGTTGAGGACATGCGCGACTGGATCACCTGCGTGATCTCATCAAAATAACTCGTCCCAACTTCGCGCTGATGCTTCACAGCAGTGAAGCCAACCGCAGCAGCCTTAAATTCTTTCTCTTGAAGCTCGACAAACGCTGACATATTGTGTCGAGCATATCCATGTGCAAGGTCAAACATCGAGTAGTTCAACGCATGGAATCCTGCCAGCGTAATGAATTGGAACTTGTATCCCATCGCTCCAAGCTCGTGCTGGAATTTTGCAATCGTTGCGTCGTCAAGATTCTTTTTCCAGTTAAACGATGGCGAACAATTGTACGCCAACATCTTAGTTGGATTTTCACGCAGCACCGCTTCCGCAAATTTCTTCGCGAACTCGAGATCAGGTTTTCCCGTCTCACACCACACAAGATCTGCATACGGTGCATAAGCAAGACCGCGCGAGATAGCTTGTTCGAGACCGTTTCGCACACGATAGAAACCTTCAACAGTTCGTTCACCTGTCAAGAATGGTTTGTCATTTTCGTCGACATCGTTTGTAATCAAGTTCGCCGCCTCTGCATCGGTTCGTGCAAACAATACTGTAGGCACACCCATAATGTCGGCTGCGAGACGAGCTGCAACCAGTTTTTCAACAGCTTCACGGGTCGACACAAGAACCTTACCACCCATGTGCCCACATTTCTTGACAGAGGCAAGTTGATCTTCAAAATGGACACCCGCAGCACCTGCACGAATCATTGCTTTCATCAGCTCGTGTGCGTTTAGCACTCCTCCAAAGCCAGCCTCAGCATCAGCAACGATTGGGGCGAAGTAATCAATCTCGTCTCGCCCTTCCATGTGCTGGATTTGGTCCGCACGACTCAATGTGTTGTTGATACGTTCAACAACCGTTGGCACACTTGTCGTAGCGTACAATGATTGATCAGGATACATATTCAAGCTGTCGTTTGCATCAGCTGCAACTTGCCAACCCGACAAATAAATTGCTGGCAAGCCTGCTTTAACTTGTTGCAAAGCTTGCATGCCCGTGACAGCACCAAGTGCATGGACGAATGGACGTTCATGCAACATATTCCAAAGTTTATATGCACCGTGAGTTGCTAGTGTGTACTGGATGGGCATCGACCCTTGTAATTTGTACACGTCTTCGCCAGTATACGGTCGTTTTACGCCATTCCAACGAGGATCATCTTTCCATTCGAGGTCGATTGCAAGTGCACCAAACTTTTTCATCTGAATCTCTCCTTTGTCGTATGGCAACATTTTCACCTATTTACAAAGGGTCAACAACTGGAGCAGGTAGTGGGAATCGAACCCACGTCTCAACACTGGCAATGTCGCATAATACCATTATACTATACCCGCGAATGGTGCGTTGCCTCGGAGTCGAACCGAGAAACCATACGGTTTGAGCGTATGAGGTCTGCCAATTCCCATCAGCAACGCATTGGCGGAAGATGTAGGATTCGAACCTACGGAGCCGAGCTAGTCCCCGACCCTCCTATTTTCGAGATAGGTGGTTTAAGCCACTCACCCAATCTTCCATTTGGTGGGCAAAACAGGATTCGAACCTGCACGCTTTACGCGCCACCCTCTCAAAGTGGTGGGTCTGCCAATTCCCCCACTTGCCCAATAATCTTTTCGCTCGTTCTTGGCCAGAAACGCTGATCAAGCGCCGTTTCATAACAAGCCCGGACGCGTCGTGAGCTAATCCATTATACATCTGTCGGAGTTGCAACCCCTTCAGACGGCTTGAAACAATTCACTTCGAAACTTTGGTGCAGCCCCCCAGAATCGAACTGAGATCTTGTGCTCTTCAGGCACACGCATGTAGGACCACCTCTGCCAGAGCTGCATTACAATTTGGCAGGTCGCGAGAGACTTGAACTCCCACCAACAACTTTGGAGGTTGTCATGCTGCCATTACACTAGCGACCTGTTATTCTGCTGTGTGAGCAGGACTCGAACCTGATCCACAACGCCCCAAACGTTGTACGCTAACCCTCACGCTCTACGGAGAAATTTACTTTGTTTTATACACACTAGGTGGTTGAGAATTTGGAACATCAATCCAACCACGTTGCTTAAGACTTGCATACAAACGTAGATTCTGCAAGCTCTCTACGTATGTAACTTCAAAGGGATTCTGTTCATGCAACCAGTCAATCAGTCTCATCCCAACGCCTTTTCCCCGCTCACTTTCGTCGATCTGAATGTTTGCGATATCAAGCGTCTTGAATGCTTGACGACCAATAACGTGAATGCCCTTCCGCATGTATACCTGAATGACATCACCTCCAAGCCATTGATTCCGTAGTTTACTGTTCATAAACATATGGAATGCTTGCTTGAATTGTTCAATTTCGTCGTCGGTAATGACTTCTAGGAGTTTCATACCGGTATTTATTTCAGAGCGTTTACAATCCTTGCAACACTCGCCCGCGCGAAGGGGTGCGGTGAAGTAACACCACATCTCCAACGATCAATTGTAGGTCTACTGACTTTGAGCATATCAGCAAGATCAATGTCAGACACTTTTGTGCATGCGTCTTCAATTAGTTTCTAAATTCTTGGTCATTCATAACACGCTCCTAAAAATTGGTGGAGAAGGATGGGTTTAAACCATCGCGGCGCCCTCCGAGTGGGCGTGCTCTCTCTTAAGCTACTTCTCCATAATCAAGCTGAGATGAAGTCGGATACAGTGACATAAGTTCCGTCCAGGATTCAAGAGGAGAATCGAACTCCTAACTCATTTTTTGCAGAAATGAAGTAACTGTGTTTCCTACGCAACAACTTGGTGCCCCGAGAGGGATTCGAACCCTCACAACTCCTCGGTCTAAACGAGGCGATTTTGCCGATTTATCCACCAGGGCATAAAATTTGGAGTACTGGACGGGAATTGAACCCGCAAATTACAGGTTGAAAGCCTGTTCGCTAGCCAGTTTGCATGCCAGTACATATACTTTTGGTCGTGCGTGGTTGGTAGTGGATAACGGTTACGATCCGTTTACTCAACCTTATGAGAGTCGTGTGATAGCCATTTCACCAATCCACCTTTGTTTAGTTTTCACCTTTCCTACGTTCCTTGATTTTTTCAGCAAGGATGAAAATTGTCATTGCATAATTATCGCTCGGATTGTACCGTTTGATGACTTTGTAATTATGCTCAATCCGAAAACGAACTGGATCTGGACCAGGTAAGGTCCGCAATACAAATGATCCACCACGCTTATCAGTGATTTTAATTCTTGTTGCTACTGGTTCTCCTCGACGCCAGCCCGCCTGTTGAAGATAATTTCCAACACTACCAATTGCATCGGCTTTGTTTCCGATAAGATCAATCTGACCATCTCCATCAAAATCGACAGCAAGCTTACGAATATTGCTTGGCATAAATTGCGGAATGCCAATTGCACCTGCAAACGATCCAACGATCTGATTGCGGTCCCAATTCAACTCTCGAGCCGTGACCAGGAAATGTTCCAATTCATAGCGGAAATATTCTTGCCTACGATGTCCATAGAAGCCCAACGTAATCAGTGACTCAACCACCTTGTGCTTGCCTATATTCGTCCCATAGCTCGTTTCGATACCAAGAAACGAGACAATCATTGGGGCTGGTACTCCGTATACTCTTTCTGCTCGTTCGAGCAGGTCATGATGTTCGATCAAAAACATTACACCATTATTGATTCGACGTTCATTAATAAACCAACGTTCAAATTCATCGAACGACTTGTCAGTTGACGGTCGCCGAAACATTTGCAACACGTCTTGAAGTGGTTCCGTGCCCTTGAGCAGAACATGAATCTCGCTTCTATCGAAACCATGTTCACGTTCCATGTGTCGAGCAAATGTTTCAAATTGTTGATTTCCTGAAACGCTCGAGACAAAAAACATCATAAAACCAAGCAGTAAAAGACGGTTCACGTTGTTCTCCAAAACAGGTAAAACAACAGCATACCATAAAATTGGTGGATGACCTAGGAATCGAACCTAGTCTCCCCGAAGGGATACAGTTTTACAGACTGCTCTGGTCGCCAATGCCAGTCGTCATCCATGGCGGTGACAAGGGGAATTGAACCCCTGCCAAGAGTTAGACAGACTCCTATGCTACCATTACACCATGCCACCGTTATATTTTGGCACCGCGTAACCGAGTCGAACGGTTTCACCGTGTTTCGCAAACACAGGCCCGAATCCGTCGGACGCGATATTACTTTATAGTAATGCGCTTTATGTGTGCTGGAAGATCAATCAATCCAGCATGAACTTTGCGATGACAATTCGCACACAAGCACACACATTTTGCTAATTCTGCAATCAATGTTTTCCTAGATACTTTGTAAAAGCCCGTCCCAATCTCAAACTCTTTGCTGGCATCCACGTGATGAAAATCTAATGTACAACTAGTTTTTTCACCGCACCAGCAACACTGCAACGACTCTTTCAATTTACGATACCACTCTATCGTTTTCTGATGATTACGAGCTGCTCGTTCCTTATACTGTTTCTTGTTCGCTTCGTAGTGTTCCTTAGCATAAGAACGAACACACACCTTACAATGATCAGCTAATATCTTTTTCGCTTTGTTCTTATGTGAGAACTCAGCGAGTGCTTTATCTTCTTCACAACGAGGACAATATTTTGTTTTCATATCACTATTTATGCTTGCGAAACCAAAACGAACCTTCGCAGGGTTAGATGATCTCCAATTTCACTATGGTGATATTTGGAGGAAGGCAGAGTAATCGAAACTCAAGCAACGTTAGGTCGCTCTCTTCGTTTAGCAAACGAGCCTGACGCCTTGTCAGTTTACCTTCCATTTTATTACATCAAATAATTCTTAGCTAGACGAGCCTTGCTACTTTTACGCAAATCTTCGTCTGTTCGAAGTACCATTTCTGAGTGCCCATTTATTTCACTCAACGGGATCATATACACTTCATGTGTGTTTGCGTTCACAATTGCAAAAAAGTCAATATCTTTTGCTGTATATTTTACCCGACGATACTTTCTTTCAGTGGTTCTATTTTTGTCATGCATTACAGTGAAGAGCTTTAGTTTTATTCTTCCATCTTTGGGTGTTATATATTTGACTTGTACACGTTGGTATTGACCGTTTCTATCAAACAGAAGATCGTATCGTTGGTTATCACCATACGGAACGCAAACTATATACCCTTTTTGTACTGCCTGCTGCATTACAACTAGCACTCCGAGACTTCCTTGATCTTTGGTGTTCATTATATTCTCCTTGCGGCGGTTCGCCGAACAGGCGTATTTATATTGAACCCAATTGTGGGGTGGCTCCGGGAATTGAACCCTGGCTAACTCGTTCACAGCGAATTGTGCTACCACTACACTAGAGTCACCATTGATTTTCTTGATCACTCTTAGAAATGATCAAGAAAATGCGTACTCATACGAATACGCAAGTGCCTTTTGTACTCCCGCGTTCCCGCCACGGTTTCATCCGGACACCCGCCCATTCGACCGACTATCTTTTGCGTGTTGGGTCGCAGTCACGTTCCGCATCAACACGTACACCAAAATAAAAGGGCCTTGGATTTCTCTCAAGGCCCTTCGTGTTTGTCTATCTTTTTTGAGAACTTTAGATTCCAGGTCCTCCACGAAGGGCGCTGCTAGGCTGTTCAAAGCGCATATAATCTCGCTCTGAGCAGACGGAGCTCAACCCGAGCGAGTTGCTCAGTTGGCGCCAGCTATGTCGTTGCGAGTTATGCATTTCAAATCCTTCGTTCAAAACAAACAATGTTCACACATCATCGACCTATTTATATGCTAGGTCAACAATTCCAAACCTGCTTTCAAACAGGCAAGGATGAAAGTATATATGGAGGTTCAAAGAAAGACAACAGAAAAGAAAACAGGGTGAAGAATCACTTCTCTACCAATCCATGCTCACGGAAGTACTCGAGGTCAACCGTTTCGAGATCAGAGACAGGAATGTCCTCCATAATTCTTCGCCACTCCTCGAGTGAAACACCCCAGGACTCTTCAATTTGTGATCCTAGCCAGATCGTGACGGGAATCTGAATTCCAACTTTCTTTGCAGCCGCGTGTCTGTGTGTTCCACTGAGCAACTGAATGCGTCCATTGAGAATGTAGCCGACGAGCGCAGGACGAGACTTGTCAAAACCTTCGGTTGCAAAAGCATACACGAGAGGCTCGAGCCTCTCGTGCTTTCGAACTTCGTGTGGAGGATCACAGTCGCGCGGATCCATCCACACTACTAACGATGTAGTCTTTTTGCTCATTTCTTTCCGACCACTGGTAGATCATACCAGGCCCACTTGCCTTTGTTGTCGGCCTTGATCGTTTGCCACTTCGGGTGGGTACCGGTTGTTTCTTGGAGCTCAGGAAGGGCATTTAGAACGCAACTGCGGAACTTCGAAAGACCGGTGATGAATTTCTCGGTCTTGTACTCCCTCGTGACGAGAAGCGCGTCTGTGGCAATCGTGGACACACCATCCGCTTTGAGCGAGTTCGGCTTGTTGTACGACAGGCGAGCTTGACGATAGACGCCCTTGAGCTTGTTGTACGTCGACTCATTGATCGACAACAGTTTGTAGCTCGGTCCAAGCGCTTCAACAGCACCAAGCGGAGCACCACCAACCATCACGACGGCTTGAATCTCACCTGCAGCGAGCCCGGTCAGAGCGGCCTTGTTGTCAGCGTACTCGACAACCTGATAAGCAATTTCGCTTTGAAGACGAATCAGGTTTGCAGAGACAACCGAACCACCAGCTGCACCAACTTTGTAGTTTTGCAGGTCGGCAATGTTGCTAAACACGATAGCCGAACCACCAAAGCCCACAACACCACCCGACTTGATTCCAGAATTTACAGGTGCAACGAAGTGCACCTCTTCCGGATGAAGAGCAACAAGCGTTTTGACGTTGCCGAGATCGTCGCGATTGGCACGAGCGAACAACACGTCGGTTTGGATGAACGCAGCGTTGATTTGGTTGCCGAGAAGGTTGTTCAGGTTTTCGATCGATCCGGTCGAGTTTCTCTCAATCATCGAGAGGCCTGATCCCGAACACTGACCAATCATTTCTTTGAACAGCTTCGAGTAAGTACCTTCGGCGCTACCTGTAGCAACGATCAGTTGCTGGGCCGACGCGGTACCCACAGCAAGTGCTGCAATGAGTGCTACGATTACGTTCTTCATAAAATCTCCTTTAATTAATTCTCAACCCTTTCAATGCAGAATCATCTGGATTAGACGATGGTGCACTTTGAGGCACAGGTCTACTGTCGTCTTGGCTGACAAGAACTGCTAATCCCCCCAAGACGACAAGAAGGATCACAATAGCAATGATTCGAAATTTCACGCACGCACCTTGATTTTGGCTGGTTGAGCAGGAAGTTGCGAAAAATCAACTGTTTCGGTTGCCGGAACTGGTTTGTATTCCAGGGCCGTTGTGTGGTTAGTGGCGAGCTGTTTGGCAGTGTCATCATCCATCAGAGCAGTCTCCAGTTCACTGAAGGCCTGATTTACGGATGAAACAACACTCTCAAGAGCAACTTCGGTTTTGATCTTCTCAAATGGATCGCCTGTTTGCATCCCAGCGAGTTTGTTCATTCGCTGTGCTTCCTGACTCATATCCCACAGTGCACGAGCCTTACCCACAGCCATTTCGAACTCTTCTGTTTGTTTCTTGGCGGCTTTGTATTTGTCGACACGGTAGAGTAGCAGTCGTTTCATCCCCTCGAGTTGTTGCTCAAACTTTGGAGCCTCTGCTGGATACTGCTGGGAAAACAATTTGACTTTCTCTTCGAAATTTGCAATTTCCGTGCGAAAGTTTGTGATGCTGTCTTTAAATCGAGAGAGGGCTTGGTATTTTTCTTGAACCTGGTTCAGCAGGGTTGGGATTGGGCTTTCGTGTGCCTCGTGCATGATAGCCTTAACTTTCCAGTTTGCTAGTTTCATCGCAAACCACGGAGCAAATGCGATTGCAGTTGAACCGATGACGAAAGCAATAATCAGACCGATTAAACCTTTAATCGAAAGAAAGATTACAGGCGCAATCACCGCAGCACCAACGAGTGCAATGCCCCACTTCGCTAGTGTTTCAATTTTCTTCCGTTTGACTTCGTCCATGAGATCTCCTATTTGCGGAACCTATTTCGTGTTCAAGCATAAACAAAAGTGGAAAGGGTTGTCAACCAACAACAGCTAAATATAGGGGGAGAACTGTGATGATTGATCCATTGCTTAAAGACAAAATCGAGGACCACACCACGTACTGGGTGAACAAGGCAAATTCCTTGCTTGATGTTCAAATTCCTTCCCCCGAAATCGATTACACACAACGAGGTACGGTTGCTGCCCAAACGTTCACGTATAGCGATGCGGAAGGGGCAATCGTTAAAACTCGTATCAGTTTCAATCCATATTATATTGTACAGGATTCTCAAGAGTTCATCGAAACAATCGTACCACACGAAGTAGCACACCTAGCACAGAATATCATGCATCCAAACTCCAAGCCACATGGAATCGAGTGGATTCAGATTATGAAACAGTTTGGCGTAAAGCCAGAGATTTATACAGACGTTCACGTCCATATGCCTCCTTCACAGGCAAAGCGACTGCACTTGTATCGTTGCTTGGATTGCTTGAAGCCAAAAGTTTTCGGTCAAAAAAAGCATGGAGCTTTCGAGGGTAAGTTGAAACTTCCAGAATGCCCCGAATGTAAAGGGGTCATGGAATACGTTCGATCTACCGACCTTTAGTAATCGGATCGACCACCAGGGAAGTGAGAAATATTTGGTGTTGCAATGCCAGTTTTTTGGCGCCATTGAATATAGCAGCGACGATCAACCATGATTAGAAACATATGGCGCGGAAATTTCTTGAAAAGATCCATCATCAACGTTAAGTTGTGCTCCCACAAAATATCGGTATCGGTACACACTAGACAATTGTAGCCTAACTTCATCAGCGTTGCCATATCGGCTGCCGACGCCGCATTAATTTCCGTACCACCCCCACGAGCCGTCGCAAACACGGTATCCATCGTCGTGTTGTAAGGACCAAATCGATCTTTTGCAATGTCTTCAATCTTTCGCGCCTTGTTCGTCTTGAACACACCCTTGTATAGTTCATGTTGATCGCTAAATTTCAACACGTACACCTCAGACTTTTCAAATTTACGGTCTGTCAAAAGCGATCGAGCATTGACGAATACTTTCTTGACATTTCCAAGCATCGATCCGGAGCAGTCCAGAACGAAACACAAGTTTAGATCAACGTGTTCCATCGCTACTTCAGATGGTTTCAGGGCAGCAGCTTTTTGTTGGCGAAGGACATCTAATCCCGTCACGTTTCGTCGGCTAGGACGACGATAACTGAACTGTTTCAGTATCTTTGAAGACTTGACAAATCGGTCGACGAGTTGATCCCACTTATAGTCGGGGGCAATCTTCGAATAGTCAACACCTTGTGCTTTTCCGCCTTTTTCTCGACGACCTTTTTCAGCACGCTCGCGTTCCTTTTGGTCCTGCTCTGCGTTTTCTTTTTCTTTTGCCTCTCGCTCTTCGGCGCTGGTGTCTTCGGACTTGGAAGCTTTGTCCTGAACTTGCTTTCCGTGTTTGTCGAGATCTTCTGCAGTCGTGTTTGGATCGACCTCAGCCTCTTCGCCCTCTTCCGACCCAGGTCCGTGATCGTCGGACATCCCATCCATAATGTCTTGGATCTTTTTCTCGAGATCGGGATCTCGGAGCTTTTCCATTTGCTCCTTGACGAGGTTGTACATCGTAACGTAATCGGGTTGTCGATCGTAATTGATCAAATCATTAAACAGACCAATTGGTGGTTGTGGATAACCACTCTTCACAAGAAAATAATTCGACCGGAAATCCCCAACCCAGTTGATAATCTTTGGATTGGCTTTCGGGATGACCTTCTGGTAGTAAAAGTCATCATTTGAATAGTGGAAGAATTCGTGAAGGATCAGGAATTCGATAAACACATATGCGTCCGGAATCTTTCCACCGTTGGACATATATTTCTTGCCTGGCCCGCGAACACCTTTCAGATGAGCCCAGTCGAGCCACTTCTGAACGAACTGCAAGTTGAAGATAAATTCACCACCTGGTGTTGCCGCAGCAGTTTTGATTGAATCATACGGACGTCCCTTTTGGGGAACGATATTACATCCAGCAAGTGGTGTTCCTGACCATGTATAGCGTGGGTTTGCTAGACGACGCCGATCGATATAACCACGCAGAGGCCAAACCTCGTCGTGATCCGCCGCAATCCAGTTTACGAGAAGCAAAAACGTTGGTAGATTGAGTGTTGGCGCACCACTATCGTACGCTATCTCTTCAAACTTCTTGAAGACTTCACCTTCGATAGCATTGTCCATCATCGTATGATACAAGAGAGGCGCTTTCTTTGCCGCCGGCGCAAGCTCGGTGTCGATATACGCCTGAATCTCTTTTTCAAGTTCTGCAGGAGTCTTTTTTGCCACTCCACCGATCAGTGTCAGCATTTTTTGAATGAAGGGATCTGTGAACGAAGACTTAGAGAACTTGACCTCGCCAGGCGCGGCACGTTTTCTATACAAAGGTGGAGATGACGCTTCCGTCAGCCGCTCAAATCGTGCAAACGCTGCTCGTCCCATGATCCACCCTTACGTCAAGCTTTGAACAAGTTCAGGTACTTCTGTTCGGATCCGCGTCACCTCACGGTCAGTCTGACGTTTAATGTCAGCACTCAAGCGACCTTTTTGCTCCAAGGTTTTCACAATGTTGGAGAACGACTGTGAAATTGCCTTTCCGAGCGCTACAAGGCGATCGAACTGATGATTGTGAATGTGCAGCGTATAAAGGACAGCATACACGAAATTCGTAAAGAGGGAAACCTTTTCGCCTGGGTTGGTCTTCAGTTGGCGACCAGCTTTATCAAGAACGATCTTGGAGTGCGTTTTTTCAAGCAAATACTTCTGCACGGATGCATCATCGGTAAAGCGTGTTGTGAGCAGTTCTTTAACTTCTTCAACAAACTGAGCATTATTGGCGCTTAAATTGATGTGCGCAAAGTTCGCGTCGTCACTCATGTGCGTCAAGTCGGTCCCTTCGAAGTATCGAGCCAGCGACTCTGCCATTGTCGGTGCCTTGGTTTTCTTCGAGACAAGGCCGCCAAACACGCGATCATCAAGAGAAGCAACCCACGGCCGTACCTTTGCCATGAATTCCTCTTTATTCGTATGACCTTTTCGGAACGAGAATGCCAAGGAATCTTCTAGTGCTTCACCAACAACATCGTCCATCGCATCTCGTAAGCCTTCCTCCTTCATATCAGGATCATCAAGGGCGTCCTTGATTCCAGCTTCCATTTCATCAACAAGCGTCTCAATAACGTCTTCATATTCACGAGGTGAAATATACACGGGCGTTCCAATATCCAACCAAAATGCTGTTTCTTGAGAATGATATTTCGAATCGCGACTCTTGAATTTATCGACGAACGCGTCCGCAATGTTTAGAGCAACATCACGAAGATTGCCTTTGCCGGATGAAAGCGTACGGAGGTATGCTCTCGTCATTTGCCATGAGCCCTTTGACGGAACCAGATCAACAACATCACGAAAGTGAGCCGTTAATGGAATTGTACCAGTTCCTTCTGGATTCATTGCAGCAAAGATAATTGCTTCCTTCGGAAGTTTTAGCATCGAACCGTGAGCATCACCAGCAGGACCGAAGTTCTTTTCGAGAATGACACGCCGCAACGCATTAAACGTGTTTTCGTCGACACGGTTAATTTCGTCAAAGAAGATCAGGTACTTCCAGCGTTGTTTTTCGTATTCTTGAATATATTTCGGTGCTTCGTCTCCGTGTTCGTCTTTCAAGGACTCAATAAAATCATGATCCTTTTCCTTAATCATCGTCATGATTTGATGATACAGTTTAGGAAATGAGAATTTCACAGTGATTTGACGTTGTCCGTGCTCTTCAAAACGACGACCAGGAAGAGGCAGACCTGTTGCATCTTCTGAAAAGATTTCCCCAATGTCGATGTCAATCACCCGAAGACCGAACTTGCAGCCGTGTTCATTCGCAATTTTAGTTGCAATGATTTCAGCTTGTGTTGTCTTACCAATACCTGGAGGACCCGAAACGACCGGCACATACTTACGATGATCACCCAACCGCATTCGCATACGAAGTTGATGTGTTAGAGTTTCTCGCCAATCATGCATTTCATGCACGTCGGTGGGTGCTGTCGTGATACTAGAAGTTGTTTGAATCAGTTTTGCCACTGCCTTGACAACTTTCTTTTCAATACTACTGTGACGCCACTTGTCATCAGCTCCATGTTCAAAACCAATGAAGTTGTTTCGTACGTTCGTCAGCAAAGCCTTTGCCTCTGCTTGGTTGTCAACTGGCAACGCTGCATTCACGTACAGAATCAACTGTTCCCAGCGTCGAGGTGAGGTGCGAATCCCTGTGTCGACATCCGTATGACTCATGTCTTCGTCTTTTAGAAGCGTCCGAAAGGTCTGAAGAACTTCAGGTTGTAGGGGCTTCCCAGTTTTGTGGACAACGTTGGATTCTAACCAGTCAAACCAGTCATTCTTTGAAGGAGTCTTATATTCCATTTCTTTGAATTGATGATTGTCCGGAATATCTTCAAGACCAGCATCGTTCATGTTTGATGCATAGATAATGTACGTTGTTTTGGGTAGTGGGTGGCTACCGATCTTACGGTTCAGCAGCGAACGCAAGATGTTTCGAATACGCATTGACGTATTGCGATAATATTCATCCAAGAAGAGAAGGTTTTCATATTTCGAACGAAGAGCATGAATTACCGGCGGAATTGTTGTTTCGTTTCCACCGTAAAAGCGGAACATATCTTGCACATAGCGAGGAGCTGTTTTCATCTTCTTGAGATACTCCGCATCAGGAGTTTTCTTCTCAGCCATAATTTGCGTGTACAAATTCGACTGTGCCAGAACCAACTCATATTCGTCAGATCCCTGGCCTGCTGGTTTCATTTGCGACACACCTTGCTTTGTAGTGTTGTCGACATCGTTATAAACGATGAACGGAATATTGATCAAGTGTTCTTCCGTAATGTGGGGAATCTCAATGATGACTGCTGGAAGGCCAAGCAAGCCCGACATGAGCTCAACGAATGTCGTGTTGTGTGTAACGATATAACCATCAGTTATATACAGATGATCGGGATGATCAACTAAAATACATTGGGCTTCTTCATATCCAGTTTGTTGAATAGAAACAACACGTCGTCGTAAGGTAATACGATCATTACCGTGTGTCTCACGACACAGGTCTTTCTTGCGAGACAACGAGAAAAGCATTTTTGGTGTTGGATGTGCTATCAGCACAACATATGCTGTTTTTCCTTGATGTTTTTCACCCCTATAGGTGTAAGTTGGGTGTGTTGTGCTAATAGATGCGCAACCACCAAGCGACCACACTAATTCTTGCACGTCTCTTGCAAGACGATAGCTTGTTGAGCAAAAGGAGGGTCGTCCTTGTTGTGTGGTGGCTGTCCCGTCTGTATCCATCAAACCTTGTAAAAGAGCAAACCGCTGGTCAACAGAACCGTGTTTGTAGACATCAGGGATAAACTTTTCGTGTGAATGTTTATCGTATAATTCAAGTTTTTTCAGTATAGAAACAAATTTGCTTTCTTGGCGTGTTCTAAAAAATTCTGGTTTCCGCACAATCAAATGTTCTTTTACGGATCCAGAAATGTTATTAATTTGCATTTGCTCTGGCAAAAACGTTTGGATACGTTCGACAATTTCCCTGTCGACAGATGTAAACCGGATCGTGCTACCACATAGTGATCCATCACCCAATAGTGCTCCCAAAACATATGGATCAATCTCATAATTTTGAGTCGAATATTCAACTGCTGTTGTGAGAGGAATTGAAATATTGTTGTTATAACCTTTATTTTTCATTGTGTTGAGCAAGTCTATAAGTTGCTCCGTTGAAACAATATGTTCTTCCGCTGGTTGTGTAGAATATGGTGAATAATAACACTTCCAGAGGTGTTCTTTGCAACATTGCGTTTGACTGCCGTCGTGAAACGTGATAGTATAAATGTCTTTCTTACCCTGCGGAAACACGCCCGTAATTTTCGCAACATCCCCAGACGGTGTAATAACATCATCACCGATAACAACCTCGCCCATTGTCTTCCAACCAGTTGGCGTTAACACTTTTGAATACAATGGTTGGGCCTTCCCCACCCCCGGATCACCTGCGAGTAGAAGACCTGCACCTTTGTAGCGGCCTTGTGAACGGCCCGCCATGTGGCGCATCGTCTTACCCATCAGTTTTACGACTTGATTCTTCTTGTCCATTAGAGCTTCGCAAACGGTAGAAACCCGGCGTCGATCAGCTCATCTTGACACATATAAAGATCTCGATCTCCAGCTAGGTATTTGTTTAAAATGTCCAGTACGCCTTTTGGTTCTAGTCCCTCAACGTTCTTCAGACCAGGAATCAACATAAGTCCCAAGACGTGTGATTCGATTGGCGTCTTTGCGAGGACGATCGTTTCCCCAACATGATGAACACGCTCGTGAATATCTTTCAGGTCTTTGATCAGAGGTAGCTTTGAAAGATAAAGAATCTTTCCAACTGTTTTGATGTTCATCCCATCCAAGCTCGTCATCTGTTTGTTGCCAAACAAAGCAAACGATCCTTCACATTCCATATTGGCTGGTAGACCGTGGCATGATGTGAATTTCGATGTGTCAAGCATGCAGTCGCCGGTTGTGTGTGAAGGCATGCCATCCATTGTTGTCAGAGCAGTTGCACCAGCATGGAATTCACCAGTGATCTTTCCAAATTTGACCGGAAGCGTCGACTCTCCGTATCCATTGAGAATCACATGGCCCGAAACATCAACTAGACCATCACTTCGAATCGTATATCCAGTAATCTTGTGCTCGTCGAGCCACTGCTTGATTCGATCGGTGCCCGAACCCCCCGGAATCGGCGCCCTGGGTGCTTTTGCTGGTGTTGGAACTCGTGGAGTTGTCGGTGCTGGTGTCGCGGCTGGTGCTGTTGGAAGAGCAGTCGAAGCACCAGGAGTGCTTGGAGCAGTTCCAGGAGCTGCAGCTGAGAAGAAAGTACCTGTTCCCTTGCACTTGTATTTGGCTGTACCTGTGGTTTTATCTTTGTAGTAGAAATGGTTCTTTCCTACACCAAGCTCACGACCACAGTTCGCGCATACTTGTGCTGTTCGTGCCATTTCGTAGATGTCCTTTAGGAGACGCATTTTACTCATCCTCAACCCAGCGAAATGATTTTGTGAAACAGACGGGGGTCTGTTTGCTCAAATCGTTTAATTTTTGCAGCAATCTTACGGTAATCAGGATCCGCCGGATCGAGACCATAGAGTACAATATCCCCTAATACAGCTTGTTCAGTCAAGCGTTGGGGCTCTTCGGGCGGCATCGGCGGAATAGGCTTGACAACTTCTTGTATTTTCATGCTATTTGGGCCTCACTTGTCCGGTATTTATGGGGTTGCCGTAGCCTTGCGCTTCTCTTCAACCCTACGCTTGAACCACTCATCACGAATGTACTCATATTGCTTGACAGCCTTAATAAGTTGGTCGGCTCGATGCTCAAAATGCTTTGCAGCTTCTCTGAATTCTGCAGCATGCGTGTCAACAATATAGGCTGTTTTCACAGGCCAGCCGATCACATCACTTGCTGACAGCGCAAGCTCCTTGTCAACAAAGAAAATAGCCTTTCGCAACGCTGTATGCTTCGCTGACGATAATATGTCAATGTGTGTTGCACTTCCGCCGGCGATGACGTGTATATCTTTGAATTTATCCTCAAGCCGACCAAGATGAGCGTGCAAGAATGCAACCGAATCATACACTTTCGACAAATGTTCGCGACGATCCTTCGCCAAGGCGTCAAGATCTGCGAAAGGCATATTGGGATCTAGAGCCATACCTTTTGGTTTCTTTCCTACTGTCAGACCAGCTGTTGCCGCTGACCCTTCAAGTTCCCGCTTCTTACTTTTATATGCCTTAAAGGTATCGTGTTGCATTCGACGATTCTTATTCATCTCACGAGCAATCTTTACAGCTTCGTCGTAAGTAGTTCGATTCGTGAAATAATATTCATGACGCTTTGCATATCGATTGGTGATTCGAAGAACAAATCCGTATGGGTGCGGCCGGCCACTGGGTGCTGCGAGGTACGACCATCCATTAGCCCGTTCTTCCTTGAACGCAACATCATGAAGGTCGTTGGCTAGTTTTGTTACTTGTGTTCCAAGCTCCTTATGTTTTTTTTTAAGCTCGGCCAACTCCCCCTTCAGTGCGGATGGATTGACAAGTTCGTCGTCTGTTTCTTCATCTTCTTCCGAGACTGCACCCTTGACAGCAACGTATTTGTACTCTTTAAATTTGCGATCCAGTTTGTCGAGTGTGTGATTATATGCTTGGACGAGCACTTCGACCTTATCCTTTAGGCTGGGCGAAACGTAAACGTTCCGAAGCAAATTGTGGCGCCAGTGAACGGGCACGTATGCCCAGTCAAGATTGAGAAGGGTTTTAACTTCATCCAACAGTTTTCGCATCTTGGTGTAACGGTGCTGGGATAGGACGGATACATATTCAACGCCACCCCCAGTGGGTCTAGACCTTTCGAATCGGTACAGGTGATGTTGCAACTGTTCAACAGAGTGGAAGAGTCGCTCAACGTGTTCCTTCATTTCCTGCTGCTCGGCCGCCGTAGTAGTTGTCGGCATGAAAAAGCCTTTTGGCTTCGATGGATCGCTTGCTTCGACTTCCCTTTTCTTGTGGATTACCGAACGCCGAAGCTTCCGGTCATCCCATCGAAGACCATGCATTTTCTTTCGAAGGTCTTCAGCAGTTCGGAGGTTAGGCGAACTTGGCCTGAAATAAAAATACCGGATCGGTTGTTCCTTCAGATATGAGTAAACGTGAACAGCGCCTGGGACGGCGCTGTTGAATTTTGCGATCCAGTCTGAGTGGGTAGTGTTAATACCTACTGCTTTCGCGTCAACCTTAGCAAGCGCTTCAATCTGATTGTACAGGTCCAACCGCTCTTTTTTATTGTCGATCCGCTGTTGCTTGAGATCGGCGAGCTGTTCGCGTGGGGTCTTGGCTTCGAAAAGGGTATTTAATTTCACGTTTCGCTCCGTCTTCGATTATTTGTTGTGCCTATAATAGACTCCGTTTTCGAGGTCACGCACTGTGCCAGCGACAGCTTGCGCTACTTTTTGAGCAAAAATATCAAGATGATGTTGCTTAATAATCGAATACTCATACTGCAAGTACTCCATCCAATCATCATATCGATTTTTTAGAGACGGGTCCTTTTCAAATTGTGTTCGAGCATGAAGATACATCATCTCCGATAGCAGCTGTCCTGCTTTTTTAGCGATGTACTCTTCTTTCTCGCGCCCCTCTTCGAGGGATTGAATTGTCTCGTTGAGTTGTTTCAACAGCGGAAGCATTTACTTCCCCTTTGGATAATTCAAGCCTCCGCGAACCTTTGCCAACATGGCTTCACCCTTCTTGATATCGAAAAGATCACGAAGCGATTTCTTACGACCACCGTAGTAAACAAAGTCTCGCACAACTTCAGGAATGTTTGTCGTGATCGGATTCATCCACGACGACACCTTGATTTGAGCTTGCTTAACGCCGTCAACGGTTCCTTGGTTGAGATGGTCTTGAAGTTCTTCGAGAGCACTGCATACGGTCATGCAGAATGATGCTTGTGCATCATCACGACCGTTGTTGTAGTCTGCTGCTTTACGGAATGTCTCAATCGAATCACGAAGAGCTGCCTTAACATTACCTGGAACTGGAACTTTCTCGCCGTGCTGGTAAGCAGTTGCATAGTCTAGATCTGTAAAGGGTTTCGACACAGCACCGACTGGATCATCCAGGTCGATCTCCATGTATTTCGGTTCTTTCAGGTTTGGAATCAGATTTGTATTCTCTGTTGGCTTAGCATTGCCTTGTTTATCGGGACGAGCTGGCATACGGAATGTTTCTCCGACAAACTTTGCCATTTTTTGTTCGTCAGGAGTCAATGAGCGATAGAAACCCATGGCTGCTGGATAATTGCGGCCGAAGTCGTACATTTTCTCGCCCACACGAATACCAACACGTCGCGCACCGCGTGAGAGTTCTTGAACCGACGGCTCATCGCCATGTCCAGCGTGAACCGAACCCATTGTTGCATAAGCTGCATCACGCATTTGTGGATTTACGGCTTCTGTGCTTTCGCTCAGCTCGGATACAGGTACTCGCTGGTCCTTGCCATCAACACGAATAATGACCGATGTAGCGTTGCGACGAGCATGGATAACTTCTGCGATTTGTTCCTTCCAGACGACAAACTGCCCCTCTGCATACATCGAGGCGCATTCTTCTTCGCGACTAATCTCTTCATCTGGGATGTCATCGCCACTTACACTTGGCTCTTCGCTTGGGACTTCTTCATCACCGTGGCTTGCTTCGGGACCTTCCTCGTGATCTGTTTCGCCTTCTAGATCCTCATCACCAAAGTCTTCATCGTCAAGATCTTCATCGTCAAGATCTTCTTCGTGGTCATCGCCAAGGTCTTCGTCCGAAGCCTCAACATTATCACCATCACCATCCATGTCTTCGTCGTCGAGGTCCTCGTCACCATCTGGCTCTTCATGATCTAGTGGCTCTTCGCTGGCACCTGACGAAGCGTCATCGGCTGACGGTAGGTCTTCTGATGAGCCGTGTGGTGCATCGTGATCTGATACCTCATCCGACATAGAAGGCTGTTCTTCGTGTGATGCAGGAGGCGATGTATGAGTTGGTGCTTGGAAATCGATGCTGAGTTCTGAAAGAACTATGACATTAGCTGGAAAATTACCATTGACCCACAATTTTTTGACGGCAGCTTGGGCCATCCCGTCACTATAATAAACTGTAGCTTCCTCGACCTTGTGTGTCCAGTGTGGACGTTCGTAGGAACCTTTTGCGCTAAAAAACTGCTTGTTAGACCGATTTCTAGCAATGACAAAGCCTTGTTTCATGTGGGATCTCCCGTGTGTACGATCAGTACACCTATTTATGGGAGTCCAAAGAAGGCTATTGTTTTTCCGCCAGCACTATCTCTTTAAGTTTTGACAGAGCTTTTTGAAAAGCCGTTTCGTCGATTTTCTTGATAAAAAATCGTTGATTGCGATAGAGAAACCCCATTTTGTCAGCAATTCGAATAGGGTGTTCTTCAACTATGAAATAGCCATAATCCCCACTATTTGTGTAGTGGGGGACTAGGGCAAGGTTACCGTGTTTATAAACGGCAAGGGACGTGCGTTTTGCCGCATGCCCCAAGCCGATCATTTCGTTGCTATCGTCCATTACATCCTACGTGCTTTCTTTGCCTTACCATCAGCAAAGCCTTCCAGATAGGCAGTCGCATTGCCACCATACGCACCCGATCGAGCAAGGTTTGCCTTTTTGCTACGACCGTCCTTGTAGCCACGTTCGTAGTCCACCGTATAAGAGATCGTCTTGGTGCGCGATGAGGGACTCGAACCCTCAACCAAAGTTTTAGAGACAATTGCTCTCCCATTGAGCTAATCGCGCGTACGTTTAATTGGTTCGTTTCTTAAATTTGTTGGAGGGGATCTGTATCATGCCAGTTCGTCCCTCGTGAAGATAATGAACAAAAACAACTAGACCACCAGCCCGCATGTACTCAATGTAGCACAATGGCATATTTGTGCCCGGACCGTCGACTGTTGCAAACCCAGTATACATCGACGAATGAAAATCCTCACGAATCGCCTCAAGAATCACAGTATTAGTGCATCGTGTTGTTTCAAGAATCATTAAGTCCTTGTTATCAGGAGAATTCATTTGACGATCGGTTATCGGAACAACTGGAACTGGGCGTCCACGGTGCGCGACTTCCGCTTCCAACTCTTGTGCAAATACGATTGCTACTGGAATAATGGTAAGCACGGCTGTGAGAATGTGACGAATTGTCATCTGATAATCTCCATCGAATACCAAAGTATATATTAGATGTAAACGATGGGTCAACACTAAATACCCAAATGCGATCTATTCTTTTTGCCCTTCTATTTCTCGCATCGACGGTTGTGAGTGGGGCAAACTTTACCAGCGCACGTGGCGTCGTTGCACAGGTCCTTGTGCAAACGCCAATTTCTGCAAGTACCGGTTCGGCCGTTTTGATCGCCGAAGATACATGGCTAAGTTCAGCACACCTCTTTACGATTCGCGGCTCGATCGAAATACACACACGAGACGGAAAACAAGAAGGCCGCCTAATTAAAATTGATTCAAAGAACGATCTAGCACTTGTTCAAGCAAAAGCTTCGTGTCCTTGTGCGACTATGGCGGCGGCATCTGCAGTCATTGACGAAGAAATTCTGGCTGTTGGATTTCCCCACGGGACAATTGTTGGAACACAATTCGCAACAACTGGACATTCACAAGGCGTCGATAAGGGCGGGCAGCTTATTTTCTCCGCCAACGTTGCCCCAGGTATGTCCGGCGGTGGAATATTTGTGTTTCGAAATAATCGTTGGGAGTTAGTTGCAATCACAAAAGCAATTCTGTCAATTCCAGTTAATCGATCGACTGCTATCCCCGTTCACTGGATTGCTTACAGTGTTCCACTTCCAACAATACGAACTTTCCTATCAGTGCCTACACAAAATCCCGCCAGTCCTTCGTTGGTTCAACCTTAAACAATCGTCGCACCTCATCGAGCGTGTGAATATCATTCGCAATTTCGCTATCAAGATAGGCTGCTTGTTCGACTGCTTCTGGGTCCGCAGGAATTTCCCCAGAAACAACTTTCTTTTGCCACTTGTCAAGAAAAGTATGAACAACACGCTTCATTTCATTGAGACGGCTTAGTAATCGCGGCGAGTGGTGGGCAATCATACGCAGTTTGAAAACATCTTGAGGAGAATATTCAGCCTTTAAAGCCGTTTGATTGCGGTGTGTACCACGTTTGTCTACGGTCAACCAATGCAAAATATCATCCAGGTCAGTGAACCCTGGAACATACGAATCAATTCGTAATTTATTGACGATGTTTTGAATCTGTTGGAATTCACTCTTTGCGATAGCATGAGTGCGATCACGATCGGCCAGACGAGCATCAAACGCGGCACCCAGCGGTTCAAGTCCCTGTTCAACACTTCGAAGGATCTTTTCGTGCCGTCGTTTCTGAAAGTCAATTATTTTATCGTCGCTCATTGACCTGGTTTTTCAAGCTTTTCGATCTTGTCTTGTGTCGCACGAATTTGTCCGTCTAGTCGTTCAATCTCTCGACGCAGTTGCTGAATACGTGCTCGATCATCAGCTGATGGGCTTCGCTTACTTTCCATGTCGGCGAGTCGCTGCTCAGCGTACCACCGACGCATTTCAAGATTATCAACCGAGCCTTGGTGCCGAAACTTGGTTAGATCACGCTGAATTTGCTGTGTGGCTTTATCGAGTTCAGCAGCTTCTACAAAACGATCACTCACCCAGAAGGAACCAACAAAGATCGTGCCAACAAAGCCAAGAACGGTAGCAATGGTGCTGACACTGACGGTCATTACGTGGCTACTAACCCACCTGCCAAACAAGCTCTCGAATGAAATTTTGCCCAATTCTTCCTTGAGATCTCGTTCAACCTTGTCAACTTTTTCCGAGACAAATTGCAACTCACCTTCGGTTGCGCCTGTGCTACACTCGTTTTGTTCGTCTGCCATGATAAACTCCTAAATGCAGACGATATTTATGGGAGACTGGGGGCTACCCTTTAGTAGCCCCCAGCATACTTACACTAGCTCGAGTGCCTGCCACAATTAGCACAGAATTTGGCATTTGCCTTATTCACATGACCACACGTATCACACTTCTGTTTGTGTTTCACAGTGATTGCTGTACGAACAGCGCGACCACTTTCAACTTGACCGAGAAGTTTAAGGACAAGACTGAACTTTTCCGTTTCGGTTGCAAACCAAGCAGATTGATGAAACTGTTGGTCTGATTTGGAACCAGCCACCGTAATACCAGCATCGTTGATCAGCGTTGCTTGTGGCTCAACATGCGCAAGATTTATTGAATGAGCACGCATTGCTTGCTTCTTGCCTTTCATTTGCACTTTGGGCTCTGTGTTCAACAACGAATCTGAGACAGTGCTGCCGACCGTATTACTCGAAACACCACCAGATAGGCCGTACGAGTCGCCGGAGTTGCACACAGTGTATGTGTCATCTCCATACCAATACGGTCTGCGATGTCGTGGTAGCAACCAATGATCGTGATAACGATGATAGATGTGATGATCAACGTACTCCACTTTCGGAACTCGTTTCTCAAATTGATACTCAATCACCACTAGGCCATCCTCACCACCAACACCACGATGGTTTTCAACCGACGCCGTTCGCTCAATAAACTTGAAACGATTTCCTTCATTCAGGTTGCCCGCCCGAAGGAATCGCTCGAGTTCGATCGAGCTACTACCATTGACAACGAACGTTGTGCCATCACCGATGTCTTTACCATCGATCATTACTTTGACAGACGCACGAACTGTGTCGAGGTTTTTGATGAAGATTGAATATTCTGCACCGAAGGGCAGATAGACTGTGTCCTTATTGAATTCACGAAGGACTTTGCCGTTATGTTTTACTGCAATTGCCAATTTATTTCCATACATCATAGCATTCCTCTTTCTAACGGATCACTGACTAAGATCCCTTTAATTAAAGTCAGTTAGTTGAGAATTCGACACAATGTCCAACTCTCGAAGCCTATTACGTAATCTTGTATTTATATTCCAGAAAGGGGTCGGTTTTTCCCCTTACAAATCTGTCCCCTCCCACTCTCCAACATTTCAGTATTATATGGTGATTTTTTCAACAGAGCACATTCCGTCTGGATCTACAGAAACCGTGTGGTTTTGAGGAACCAAAGTCCACTCATTAGGTTGCCGCGTGATAGGTTCGCTCGCGATTAGCGTTGCTCCTGTGTGTCCGTTAGATGATGGGATCATGTCGCAGTCATTTCCATTCAGTACGTATCTTTGTCCAGAAGAATAGTACAATGTTGGCGATTGTTCAGCATTGGCAGCAAAGCGAGAGACAACTGTTGAGTAGCCGTCCGAAACTGCGAAGTTCAATGTCAGTGGATTCTTTTGCAGTTGAGCAATATGGACTAGTGTTGCAATTGTCATCACGAGCAGGGTGCGCATCTCACTTGTACTCAGTCTCTTGTCAAGACTACCAACACCGTGTAAGAACAAGCCAAATGCATGTTCCGTGTCAGTTGAACCGCGAATACATTCCCACGTCTGACAGTGCATTTTGGATTTGGCGTTTCACTTTACGGAAATCACCAATCGCTCCATTGTGCATAAACTGATACCGACCTGCTGTAAATGGATGGCAGTTTGTTGTTTGCACTTCGAGTCCCGGTGAGGCGGCTCGAACGTGGCCGAAGATTCGTGTCGAATAGACTCGATTCGACAACTCCTGTAAACCTGTATTTGCCCAGGCGGGTGTCGTTGAACGAATCACGCAGGGGTTCGGAAACCCTTCTGTATAAAAGCCAATCCCAAAACCATCAGCATTGTAGCTTTGAAAGCTTTGTTCGGATCGCATGCTCTGTTCAACCAGACCATGCTTAGGTCTGTAAAGCAGATCCGCAATCAATACTGGATGACCATGATACACTACGAATCGACACATTTTTCCTCCCGATTTTTCCTTCCCTGTTCTTTTTCAAGTGCTCGCTGACACTCCTCTTCCCATGCTTCACGAGCTCGTCCTTGCACAGCATTAATGATGTTTTGGTGACAAATAAGGACACACATATCACCACGCCAAAGATAGAACGGATGGTGTACCGCTGGAAATGCAGTTGATTGATTTGATTGTTTAGCCCACAACCAGCTAGCACTTCGAAGAACTTTCTCGTTGGCGTCTACAGATGGTTCCGAATTTCTTCGGAAATGTTCTCGCTGGAGCAAAACTTTCTTGAGTTGCTCTTCGAGGTGTTTAATACGATCCTCGACCGGACGATCTCTCCACAAGTCATCACCAATACGATAATTGGCAAACAAGATATCAGGATTGGAGGCCATCAGTAAAGTTTTGGCGGGAGTTGGTGCTTTTGGGTTTCTCGACGCCACCGCATAATGGCAGCAGCACGTTTACGATTGCGTTTGACACCGGCACGCTCATGAAATTCCTTCTCATGAAGCTTTTTCAATGTCCCACATTTTTCGACAAGCTTCTTCAGCTTGCGGAGAGCAATTTCGACATCTTTGAGAGATTGTCGTTCTGGATTTAGATGGACTGTTGGCATATTTCTCAAAAAAATTCAATCAGAGTATAGGTCGGCTAGTGCCGTCGCTTTGTGATCCAGAATTATTTCTGTACCCCAAGCCGCTTATAACGTGTCAGCCACGGCCCTGATTTCCAGAGCATAATCATTCTCTCCCTCCTGAAGGGGATAGTGAACAGCACTACCACTGACCTTCTGCTTTCGCCTTGCGACTACTAACTCACGTGTTCGGCACACGCTAAAGAGTTGCCTCTCTAGTTCGCACGAGTGATGAAGTATCACTAACCTGCGCAACTGATTGGTAGCGGGTGTGGGAATTGCACGCCACGGCCTCCTGGTTATGAGCCAGGCGAGCTACTTCTGCTCTAACCCGCAATTGTAAGGGTTAACTATATATGGTCGAACCGCAAAAGTCAACTTACGGCTGAAACGCGTTCAAACCTTTCCCAGATGTAGTCAAACACTTGCTTCTCGATTTCTTCGTTGACGCGAAATGTTCTGTACGGAATATTGTGTCGATCGAACAATTGCAAGAGCATCAAGTCAAGTTTTATCGCCTGCTCAAGTGTTTCGTTGCGGCCAGTGTCAAAAGATTAGCTCCCTTTAGTCTTTTGTTTTCTTTCATTATAGAGACCCCTTGATGAGTTATTCACTTCATCGATCATTCTAAGCAGGTCCTCAGCAAATGTCCACTCCGTCCACACACGCATGGGGCAATCTCTACTCAAGTTCGTCGAGGAGTCTAGCACAGCAATAACTTCAATAACAGCGAAATCTGTCATCCGCAAAGGAAATTCGTTGCCTCTTTCAAGGTCTGCGAGCCTAAATCCATACTTCTTTTCAAAAGCAAACACACAAGTGTTATGCAAATCCACCAATCGGTCACAAAAATAATTGTACCTCTGCCAGGCGTAATCACTACATCCGTCTGGAGTTGCACTGAGGTTTTTCACCATGGTGGCCCCGGTCGTTTCTTTTTCAACGCCCATCCAATACTCAACACTAATCGAGTACCTTTAACGATCTTCTTTACGCCATGCACGATTCGATCAGGCCGAAAGAATTTCACCCGACGGGTGTTAATAAAAGGTTGCATCAGGCCAGAGGGCTCAAAATCTCCACCTTCAACAGCCTCGCGGAGAACAATATTCAACCGATAGTGTCGATATCTATCAACCTCATCAATATGAGGAGGAATGTATGAGCCTTCCGGATAATGAATCAACCATACGTCATGCATGAAGGGCCACTTGGACTGCCACAAACGCATTTTGTAATACGCCCCGTTCGTTTGTCGTCCGGGCAACCACTCCCACCAAAGGGTTGGCTTACACTTGGCCCAAAAAGTACTGAATAATGTCATAGTGATCCTCGAAAAGATTTTAACTCCGGATTTCACTGATCGGAAACCATTTTGCTTTCTTTGCGTCATCACCACCTTTGACAGCAGGTAGCGGACCTGCCGGCAGCTCGATCAGGTGTGCATGAGTAATAGTTCGTCCACGCAAAGAACGATCAGGATGATCGAATACTTTCATTGCTTTGATCGAACCCTTCAACACGGGAGCAGGAACCTTAAGTTTAGTCTCTTCGCGAAGCTCACGAACCATCGCATCAACAATCGTTTCGTTCTGATTAACAAAACCACCCGGCAGAGCCCACAATCCCTCCCCTGGAGACGCTTTGCGTTGAACGAGCAGAATGTGTCCCGACTGAATAACACCTGCATCGACGGTAAGAAAGGTTGGCGCATATGGAGCAACACTCCAAGCAGCCTTATACTGCTTGATAAAGTCGTACTCACGACGCAGTTGTTTGAAGTCGTCTGAATTCTTGAATTTCGACACATAGTCGAAAACAACTTCAGGCATCGTACTCTTAACGAACGAGGCGCTGATTCCTTCAAACAGCAATCGCCGAATGTCGGTCGCATTGATCATATCGATTGGTTCATGCGGAACAGATTCCCACTGGGGGAACAGATCGAGATAATATGAACTTTCGTCTTTGCTGAACCCCGTGATTCCAATTTTCGTTGGGCCCGGGCGCCAACCAGCAGCGGCGATCACGGTACGCGTCTTCTCCTGAATCTCCGCAATCCAGCGCTGATCGTTGTACAGTTGATCGCGAATAGGTAGAGAAATAAGTTGTTTGTTGTCCGGATATACGGAATGAAGCATTTCGATACGCTCTTCAGCCGTGAACGGATTCTTGATTGTACGAGGCTGAAAGGCACTACCAACAAACACAATCACTCGCTCAGCAAGTGTTAGAGCTCGATCAAGGGCATATTTGTGTCCGTTATGGAATGGCTGAAATCGGCCAATGAAAACAATGTAGTCGTATTGATACGTAGGCATTTGGAAAATCCTTCCAAAATTAGTGGTTGAGGGTCTATCCCTCCACCTATGGCCATTCTACGATAAGCAATCGTAAAAGGTCAACATATGTATTTATTGGTTACCAGTTTAGTAACTTCTCCCACCACGAAGAAGGATTATCGGCTACAATTCCATGCTCAACCGTGGCTTGGACGATTTTTGTTAATTGCACAACTAATGGCTGAAATTTTTCATGCCCGGGCCAATCCAACCAAATATGAAATCCTTCTGATGAAATACCGAGATTCAGTTTCTCTTTCTCTTTCTCTTTGTCTTCCCACTCACCAACACGTTTGGTTGCTTGACCAAATTTTCTTTCAACAATGATAGGATAACGCACGCGACCGAACGTGTCTGAAGTAAACATCTCAGGCCACTCGTCATATTCTTTCACATAATCCGCTCGCATTTGTTTGTACAAGACATTAGTTGTCCATAAAGATGGTGATAGCGGAAGTCCAGCGCATCTCGTGTTTGATTGTGAAGCGTTTCCAGCTTCATAGGATGACCTACTTATAACTTGCGAGGTGCTTTTTCAGCCCTGCGACGTGTTCTTTTGTGCAAGCACACATCTCTGTGTATTGTTTGCGGTGTTCATCGCTTAGGCCTTTTTCTTTCAGGCGGGCCTCACACATCTTGAGGATTTCTTCGCAAGACTTGATGCAAGCGTTAAACACTTCACGCTCCTTCGCAATGTGTTCGGCTGAAACATCTTCTTCCGTGAGTTTAATTGGTGGAAGACGCTTTAATCCTTCTGGCGGCGCCGCAACAGGAATACCAGCAAATTTACGCATTTCTTCAAGTAGCTTACTCATGGGTTCTCTCCATATTTCAGCTATTTATGCTTGTGTAGATAAACTCGGCCTAGACTTCTACGGCCAAAAGAGGGTCGTGGCGTTTTTCAGCTCTCGAACGAATCTGCTCTTGTGGGTAGCCACGAGGATTCGCAATTACACGAGTCTCATCGACCATGTAATCGAATGGATCGTGCACATGACCATGAATCCACAAAACAGGATGAATTGTTTCAATCAGTGGTTCCAGATTCGAAACGAATGCATCATTCATCATGCTGTCTTTATAGCGAGCATGAACAGACTGGTACGAAGGGCCATGATGAGTGATCACAACAACCTTCTGACCATTCTCGTGTGCCAACTGAGCCGCAGTCTTGATAAAATGCTTCGAAGTTTCATGGACAATATTCGCATCTTCCGGACGGAAACGACGAACAAGAGCTCCGTCCTGTTTCTTGATGATGCGAAAGTCATTCATGTAAGCCATTGCGTGATGAGCACCAATTGGATTCAAGTATGTCCATAGTGTAGCACCAATGAATGCAACGTTGTCTTCAACATGCATTGCATCCTCGAGAAGGATCACGTTGCCAAATTTAGCATCTTCAATGTCCTCAGCAATATGTCGTCGAGTTGCTGGAAACCAGCCATGATAGTATTCATGGTTGCCAACAACATACAGAACACGTTTGAATTGTTCACTAGCACGACCAAGGAACGCCATTAATGGACTCGGCTCGCCCGGTCGATTCAACGGAACACCAATATCGCCAGCAAGGATACAAATAGTCTCTTTATCATCATCGAGCTTCTCGAAATGATAATCGGTAAATTCAATGTGCAAATCGGAAAAAATCCGGAGTTTCATGTTAACTCATTTGGCAGTAAAGGCGGCAATCAAACCACCAATAACAAATAGTATTGCTCCAAAAGTATATGGGTTTTCAAGTGCAAAAGCCACAACATAGCGTACAAGTTCCATTACCATCTCCTAAAAGGGGTCAAAGGTCAACCTAATTCATTTGCTCCGCAGAGTTCAAACGCTCGTCGCTTCCAACCTCTTTCGAACACTTTAAACTTCGGATTACCAGCGATAAGGCGTGAATAAAAGCCCCAAATCTCTTCGCAATATGCTGACAACAGTATCTGTTCTTGGTCGCCATCTAGGCAATGATTGATCGCATTACAAGACGCATTGCCCAAAACACCATCAACTGATAGGTTCAAACCAAATGCTTTGTTTAACGCTGTCTGGAGAAGAATGTGAGCTCGTTTTGCACCCATGTTCACAGAATGATCAAAGACCTTTGTAGCAATTGTTTGGTCAATGATGCGCCCGTAGCCATATTGGTCCCACCAACAGATACGGTAAATTTCGATCGCTTGTTCACGTGTCATATTCGCAATATCTTCAATATCTACATCACCGTCTAAATCAAAATCCCCAAGCTCTGGATGTTCGGCCAAAAATCGTAGGCTGATACCATAGGAGGTTGCTCCACCTGGATCATTGGGGTGATTCACGAATCCCCCCTCGTTTTTGAGAATGACTTCTATTGCAACATCGAAATTTGACATAGTTTGTAGCTCCTCCTAAATATGAACATATGAGACTCAATACAACTCTTTTTATAAACAAGGCGCGAAAAGTGCACGGTCAGCATTATGATTATTCGCGTGTTATTTACAAAAATGCCGCTACAAAGATTGAGATTATTTGTAAACAACACGGATCATTCTCTCAAAGACCAAACAATCACACATCACACAAACAAGGCTGTCCACAATGTGAACGTCTTGCAAAAGCAAAACGAAATCGAGAAAGGACGGTGTTGACGAAAAAAGAATTTCAACAGCGAGCGGAAGTGATACACGGAAAGGTTTATGATTACACAAACGTTTGTTATATTGCAAGTCATAAGCCGATTGAAATTCTTTGTCCCACACACGGATTGTTTCGTATTGCTCGAGCCGAAAAACATCTCACCGGTCAAGCCTGCCCTACCTGTTCGTCAAAGGGATCATTTGTTGAGGAACGCATTGCCAAGGCACTTACCGAACGCAATATTGTCTTTATCCGTCAAAAGAAATTCGACAATTGTCGATCACCATTCACAAACCGAAAGCTTGTTTTCGATTTCTACATTCCTTCCAAAAATTTGTTATTGGAATATGATGGTGAGCAACACTTCAAGCAATCCCCCCTCTTTCATAAGAACAATCGGTTTGAAAGATTCAAGATTCATGATGAAACAAAAACACAATTCGCCCGGCAATGTGAGTATCGACTATTACGGATGAGTTTTCGAGAAGCAAAAACCCTGCTGGCTTTTCTTGATACTGAACTTCAGTAGTTTCTCCTCGAAAACGATAAATATTTACACATTTCGGGAGATTTCACGTGGCCGTACCATTTGACACAGCAACTCGTGGTTTGTTTGATGATTTCGTAACAGGAACGGGTCTAGGTTGGACACTTTTCAATGCAGTCGGAAGCGGAACTGTTACGAACGTTGCGAATGCTTCGTTTGGTGCAGTGCGAATTACCACTGGAATCACGGGTGGTCATTCAACAGGCATTTCTGCTGGTGGTTTACTTCCAACACCAATCAATTTTACAAGCGTTGACGAATTTTCGTGGATAGCTGCAATCACATCCGCAGGACCAGGTGATAATGGATTGATAATGATTGCTGACAGCGGCTCACCGAGCTACATAGATGCCGTTGGCTGGATGATCACGACAACGACTGCAGTTCCTTTTTGTAGTAATGGAGGCGGCCAGACAACAGGTCCAGCCTTTATCATCGCCGGACCTCTCCGTGCCGTCAATACAGGTGCAAGCTGGCAGTTCTATAACAATGGTATTCTCGTTCATACAATCTCAACGAATCTTCCTGGTGGCTCAGGTGCTCCGATTGCACAAGTATCAAAAGGTGCAACAAGTGGTGTTGGTGCAACGCTAGACGTAGATCACTTCAGTGTGTTGTTTGTTGAAGGCGAGAGTGGTATTTCTTTGGATCAACTTCAAGATGTTGTTCTCACAGCACCATCATCAGGCCAATTCTTGTCATTCAATGGAACGAATTGGATTAATACCGTCGCACCAACACCAGCGGAACCAGCAAACCAAATCGTATACGGAACGGGCGCTGGTATTGATAGTTCACCAAACTTTACATTCGATCCAATAAATGGCGCCCTTTCGTTGTTTGGAAACTTTGCAGTATCTCCAGGTACGGGTGTTCTTCTTGTGGCAGCAGATTCATTTGGTATGAATGGAGCTTATGCTGTCCTTCGAGCTGGTCTTACCAGTGGTTCTGGATTTACTGGTGGGGATCTGTATCTCGCAGGAGGAGATGGTTTTGGTACGCCAAACAGTGCCGAGGGGGGTTCTGTTTTCATAACCAGTGGTCAAAGTGCTTTTGGTACTGGTAATAGCGGTGATGTTAATATAGCAACGGGGACTGCGGGTGGTAGTGGTAGTCCAGGCGACGTTAATATAACGGGTGGTACAAATGGTGTTGGAACTAATGCGGGCAGTATCAATATAACATCCGGTGCCACGTTTGTTGGAACAGCAGGAATAACTACTCTTGCGGGTGGTAATTCATCAGGACCGGGTGCTGCTGGTATTGTCAACATTAATGGTGGTACAAGCCTTTCTGGGGCTGGTGGTGATATCAATATCACAGCTGGTTCTGGTGGTGGCACTGACGGTATCGTTACAATCACAGGTGGTAATGGTGATACACTAGAAGTTGGAGCTAGTATTGCGTTGTCCACTACAGGTTTGCCAAGACTTACTATTCTTTCAACAGGTGAGTGGTTGGTCGAGGGTGCATCGGGAACGGCTGGTCAAGCAATCGTATCGGGTGGCCCAGGCGTTGCACCGTCATGGTCTTCAGTTTCCCCGGCACTCTACGATGCTAATCCTGTTGCGGCGACACCACCTAATGCGTCAGGCAATAATGCAGTTGCAATCGGCTCGGGAGCGATCAATCAAGCCGATGACGCTGTCGTGTGGGGTACTGGTGCAAGTGCAGGACAATTTGGCACAGCAACGAATAGCGTTGTAATTGGTCCAAATTCTCAGTCAAATGCAACCTTTGGAATCACAATTGGTACAGGTTCAGGCTCAAACCAATTCGGAGCTATAGCAATTGGTATTGCTGCTACTTCAAATGGAATAGAAGCGATTACTATAGGTAGTAGTGCAAACGCACAGGGCACAAACATAATTGCAATCGGAAAATCCGCCAATGGGACTGGTACCGGCGAAGCCAATTCCATTGCGATCGGAGTAAGTACCATTATTGACGGACCAAGCGCAATAGCGATAGGTGCTGGTGCTGTAGCAGATGGGATTCAATCGCCACTGGCCATCGGTAATTCCGCAAATGCAAGTGGTCAATTTTCTGTTGCTTTAGGCCCAAGTGCTGAAACTGGCGTAACTGCGGGTGATTCGATTGCTATTGGTACCTTGGCGATTAGTAATGAATCACAAGCCATTACAATGGGTTATACCGTTACGAACGCACAACCACGAACCTTCTTTACTGGCACAGGTGCTGCCACAGCTCGTATCGCCGAGTTTGGAAGCGCTGTGGAGCGTCAGCTAACGACTGGCGCTGCTGGTGGTGATTTTGCTTCGCACGAAGCTGTTGTTCAAATGCGTCTACGTACGACTAGTGCAACTCCATCGGAACTACGCACCTTTGACAGCGCTCGACTTACAATCTCGGCAAGTAGGGTGTGGCATTTTGACGCCGTGGTTATTGGTCAAGGCCAAACTGTTGCTAATAATGATTACGCTGTTTACAAGTTTACGGACGGGGTGCTTTTCCGTGACAACGCAAATAATACAACACTACTCGTCGCGCCAACCAAAACAGTACTGGCGGAGTCTGATGCAACCACGGATGCAAATATTACCGCCGACAATACCAATGAAGCTCTAGCAATTACTGTTACAGGTGTTGCGGCTGAAAACTGGGTTTGGTTGGGTTATGTCACGCTTAAGTCCGTCATTCCTAACGCAACATAAATAAAATCTTTCTTGTAGTTGTTTTACCTGTTTTAACAATTTAAACTATTGCAAAACAATAAGGAGACCATCCAATGGATTTCTTTTTTCGTGTAGAACGCTCAACTGGAAAGAATTACCAAGCCCACCCCTTCAAAAGAATTGACGAAGCAGTTGATAAAGCACTTGAAATTCTAGGATGTATGTTTCGACCACAGTGTCATTGCACCTGCTTCATTGTTAAGGGCACAAGACCACATGCACTCGTTCGCAATGTTCGAACCGACGACATGGTCGTGATTACTTCGGATGCGACGGACCCCGATTCTTTTTAGCACCAGGATAAGACCAATCGGTCAGTTTGCCTTTCCAGAATCGAACTGTTGCCATCCCGTATTCCCAGTTCGTTATTTCACCCCATGTTTTTATGCGGGTCGGCTCACCAAGCAACGCGTGAACTTCTCCGTATGTCATACCTTGATGAAGCTTATCCCAAGGATCGTTGTTCGGGTCATACGGACGATGAGGCTGCCCCATTGCGACTGTTGCAGCGGTTCCTAGAATGGCGCCCAAGAAGGCGCGGCGGGTAATCTCGTTGAGTTTCATGTAGATATTTATCGGCCTCGTTGACAAAGAGGGACAAGACATATATACTTTCGTCGAAAGGAATTTTCACATGACTAAAGAAACAATGATTCAGCCAGTCAAACGCGGGTAGATTCGCCCGTTCACCTAGGTTTGTAGACCTAGGATCCCTCCGTAAACGCCCTAGTCGGCATTTTCCGCGGTTTTTACCTTTAACCATTGACTAGGAGTTTACAAAATGAATTACGTCATTCCTGACAAACAGCAATTTAAGCAGTACCAAGAAGCATTCCGCCAACTTTCGCGTGGTAAGATCGCCACGACGCAAGATCACGTTCTTTACAATCTGATTCGAGGCCGTGATTTACGTTGCGGGTTTTCGCCATTCGTGAACGAAAAGAAAATCAACAGCCACTACAATAAAAATCCATGGCGTACGTTTGAGTACGCAGTAAACAATCTCAAATTCAACATCAAACATCGCAAAACACAGCGTGAGCATCACGAAAGGTCAGGCCAGAAGTATGGCTGGGCGGTTCCGTTCTGCATGCGCTATGGTGAAACACTCACCGAAGAACATTGGACAAACATCCTTACAGTTTTGGAGGCACACAAATGAGCTAGATTCCATATATGTATATTTTCGTCCGAGAAGATTTGTCGCACCCACAACAAATCGTGCAAGCTTCTCATGCAGCAAGTGAAGCGAGCTTTCGATTCGAAAAACCCGAACAACCATTGCACATTGTGCTGTGTGGTGTGAAGGATCAGCACCACCTAATGAATGTTGCACAATATCTTGGACGACATGGAATTGAATTTGAATTGTTTTTCGAACCAGATTATGACACAGGCAATACGGCAATTGCCACACAGCCTTTGTATGATCAACAACGTAAACCACTTCGGAAATTCAAGCTTTTACAGGAGAAAGAAAATGAAGAGACAATTAGTTGACCTTATTACATATTCTGTGTACAGTTCCACAGATTCACACGTAAATACTTGTGAAACAAGTGAGGAGGTGTATTATGGCTGAACATCCGCTGATTCTCCAGCTCGACAAGGCTGGAAATCCATGCCGTTGGATTACGTACGAAGACGCCGTGTATTACTACGCGAAAGATCTCGTTGCGTGGGCAGTCGGTACCGACGGATACACTGTCTACGGTGGTCGTTCACGACTAACGGGCGACCGTTCGTTTATGGACCTGAACTCCATCATTGCTGTTGCTGGTGAAGTTGCTGATACGCACATTCACCGCACGCCAGTGCTGACCAACCGTGCCCTCTTCCGTCGCGACCATCAGATGTGTGCGTACTGTGGTGGCATGTTCAAGTACGAAGACTTGACACGTGATCACGTGACGCCGCGCTCGCGTGGTGGTAAGGACCGTTGGGAAAACGTCGTAACTGCTTGTGGTGGTTGCAACAAGGTGAAGGACAACCGTACTCCGGAAGAAGCTCACATGAAGTTGCTCTACGTGCCGTATGCGCCGAACCGCGCTGAATACTTGATTCTTATGAATCGCAACATTCTTGCGGATCAGATGGAATTCTTGTTGAAGCAGGTCAAGCCGATTTCACGTCTGCTCAACCCGCCAAAGCCACACTAGATCAATGGCAAAGACGTTAAATGATCTGAACGAAGCAGGGCGAGAACAACTCGCCCTTGCTTTGATTTTACTTCGTGACTTCAAACGTTGTGGGAACGCCGAGGACGATATGAAAAATGTCCTTATCGTTGTTGAATTGGCTCAGATGCTCGGTGTTCATGAAGAATTCAACAAATTGATGTCACAACTCCCACCTTTCAAAATCGCTCCCCGTGATTGAAGCCTTGCTCCCTGACACTGATCCGATCCTCCGTCTTGTCGCACAACCTGTGACGGAGTTCGACGACGAGCTATGGAATCTTGCAGTTGACATGGCCACAACAATGTACATGCATAATGGCATCGGACTGGCAGCGCCACAAGTTGGTAAATCAATTCGACTTATCGTAACGGCTGAGTGGCCATACGTTCTTGTCAATCCTGAAATTCTCGAGCGGATTGGTGAGCAACTGTCTTACGAAGGTTGTCTTTCATCCCCTGGTAAATTTTGCTACGTGAGACGAGCTCAAGAGGTTCGGGTGAAATTTTTTGAATCGTCGGGCGAAGAACACACAACATTTCTCAAGGGTCTTGATGCCGCTTGTATTCAACACGAGATTGACCATCTCGACGGAATTTTGTTTACGGATAGGCAGGAACCAAGTTCGCCAAAAACTGCCCCGTTGCACGTTGCCACGTCAACGTAGTTCCTGCAAGCCTACACATATTTCTGGATAGCTTTCGAGCATTGGTAATCGCTACGCCAAGATCCTCTTCGCATGCTCCAGTTGTTTTATACAGAATTGCCCTCGTATTAGCTACATCATAAGCAGCTACAGGTGTTCCGGAAGCAAGCGATTCAATCATAACAAGACCAAACGTGTCTGTTTTGCTTGGAAACACAAATACTTCTGCTGACGCATAGTACGTTGCAAGCTCCTCACCTTTTCGCTCACCAATAAAGAACGTCTTGGGAAACCGCGCTCGCAACGCTTCAAGATGTGGTCCCTTGCCAATAACAATCTTGTCGAGATCGGGAAGATCTAACGAGAGAAATGCTTCGAGATTCTTTTCGTGAGACACACGACCAACATATAGAGCATACGGTCGAGCACTCGCCGTTCGACGTTTTGGGTGGAACATTTCATGATCGACGCCCCGAGTCCACTCCCCAAATGAGTTCTTGAAACTATGAAGCTGAAGTTGTTCTTTCAATGCTTGTGTGGCAACCATCACTCGCCCCGCCGGCTTGTGAAATTTACGAACAACACTGTAGCCCCATGATGCTGGTAGGCCCCACCGAATGTTAACGTACTCTGGAAACATTGTGTGATATGCGGTTGAGAAGCCGAGTTTATGCTTCACGCAATAGTTGCGTGCAGCCCAACCAAGAGGACCTTCCGTTGAAATGTGGATATAATCCGGACAAAATTCTTTGATCAGTTTCCCGACTCTTCGACGAGGAAAGAGTGATAAACGAATTTCGTTATAGCCCGGCAGCGGAACACTACAGAACATCTGAGGATGAATCACAAAAACATCATAGTCTTTTTCAATTAGATGTTGAACTGTTGTCTTTAGTGTTCGAACAACACCATTGACCTGTGGCTCCCACGCATCAGTTATTATCAATATCTTTTGCTTCATCTGTCCACCGTATTAGTTCTAAACGACCATCAAAGTGTTCGACAATTGCCGTACAACTCTCGACCCAGTCGCCTGTGTTAATGTATAAAACTTTTCCACTTTGTCGGATTTCAGCGTGATGAATATGACCACACAGGATCGCCTCAACGTTGTTGATCTCTGCATACTCAATCACACTGTTTTCAAAATCACTAATGTAGCTCACAGCTTGCTTGACGGCAAGTTTGATTGCGGCCGAAATCGACCAGTAGCCCATTCCGAGCTTTTTTCGGAACCAATTAAAGTTGCGATTTAGCCACAAAAGAAAATCGTAGGCAACATCACCAAGAACGGCCACCCACTTATGATATTTTGTGATGATATCAAAGATATCGCCGTGCAAACAATGTACCTTCATTCCATTAGCCAGCACGTGTGTGTATTCTTCAAATAATCGAATGTCGCCGAAAGAGTGATTCAAATAGTTTCGAAGAATTTCATCGTGGTTGCCTGGAATGAAAATCACCGAGGTACCATTGCGAGCTTTACGGAGAATTTTTTGAACAATTGTATTGTGCGACCTTGGCCAGTATGGGACTCTTTTTAGCGACCAGAAATCAATTATATCACCAACAAGGAAGAGGTATTCGCTTTCGTTGCTCTTCAGGAAATCGAGAAGCTGTTCTGTTTGGCAGCCGCGAGTGCCGAGATGTATGTCGCTCAACCAAATCGTTCGATACCGCATGTTTGGTCCTTTTGACCCATATTTATGTATCCCGTTGACATTATACGTTAGATCGTAAATACTGCAAACCTCTTTCGAAACATACTAGGCGGATATAGTTTAGTGGTAAAACGGAACCTTGCCTATGAGCATTTGACAAAGTGCTTATAATAAGGTCCAGTCCCGAGTTCGACTCTCGGTATCCGCTCCAAAGATAAATGGCTCAAGTTGTGAACCTTGCTTGAACAACTTATAATGTTGAACAACCAAGGAGAACAATAAAAATGAATCTACAAGAATACGTTCAAGGTGCGATTGAAACCGAAAGTCGCATTGATGCAGTTCAAGCCGATCCTGTAATTCTCTCACGAGTTCTTGGAGCAATGATTTCCGCCGGAAATCTGCTTGACATGGTCAAAAAGAATGTTTTCTACGGAAAGCCTGTTGCACCTGAAAAATGGAATCATGAAGTTGGGCTGCTCGCAGAAAATGCAAATCGTCTCAGTGCTGGTGAATATCGGCCCCTCCGCAATGAAGACTATAAGCAACCTATTGATCCTCGCTTGTTTCACGCAATCATCGGCATCGCAACAGAGGCCACAGAGCTTCTTAACGTAATGCATAAACAACTACAGTCATGGCCCCAAATGGACCCAGTCAATCTCCAAGAAGAACTTGGTGATCTCGCCTGGTATCAAGCTATCATGGTCGATACGCTTGGTGTATCGTGGGAACAAATCCTAGAAACAAATCAAGCAAAGCTTCGTGCTCGCAACAAAGGTCGTCAATTCAATGCGACAGCTACAATTGACCGAAATGTTGATGCCGAAAGAAAAATCCTAGAGGGTGGTGATGCTAGAGCAAAGGTTGAAGAAAGCTATGCATTTGGGGGGACCGATTTTCCCCATGACAATTTGGACTATTGATGTTTGTTGGACAAAAAATTAATGGAATGAAGGCAAAGAAGCTCATCGAAAAGAAAGGTGGGCTTCTTATTGACGTTCGTCCACCGACCTCGTTTCGAGATGGCACGTTGCCGGGTGCGATCAATATCTCGCTCCGACAAATTTCGTCTCTCCTAAAACATCCCAAAAACACACAACTGATTTTTTTCGCCGACACAAACGACGACGAAGACTTACGAGCTGCACTGAACTATGCTGTTCAGCTTGGCTTTGGTAATATTTATTCCTTGGGAGCAAAAGACAACTGGAACAAGTGAGCATTGTTTACAAAGGGAAAGGGGACTTTTTCCCTGCGAATTATAAATACAAACATGACTGATTGCACTTGTTCAAAGTTTTTTCTGCAGTTCCATCCTGCTGTAAACCCGCCGTATCTTTCTTACCAAGGAGGCTCACTATGTCCAAAAGAAGCCGAAAATCCGTCCGGAATGAACGGATCGCGGAATTGTCCCGCGCACTTATTCTTAATGGAAAAGCTATAGAAGATGGACCTCATCGCAAGAAATGGAGTAAGCACGATTTGAGACACATTAAACCACTAACACCTACACAAAACGAATTCTTTCACGATTTTCTCGCCGGCAAACACATTTGTGCCCACGGCTCTGCTGGAACCGGTAAGACCTACATCGCCATCTATCTGGCCCTAAACGAACTCCTCCGTGAGGATAGCCCAATCGATCAAATCATCATTGTTCGATCAGCTGTTCCGACACGAGATCAAGGCTTCCTACCCGGTACACTTGAAGAAAAGTCCATGTTATATGAGCTTCCGTACCAAGAGATGTTTGCGGATTTTCTAGGCCGTCAATCGTCCTACGAGGATATGAAGGCAGGTGGACGAGTCGTGTTCTGTACGACATCCTTCATTCGTGGTTTGACTTGGGATCACTCTATTGTGATCGTCGACGAAGGTCAGAACATGAACTTCCACGAAATCAATTCAATTATGACGCGGTTGGGTGTTCACTCTCGAATGATCTTTGTAGGCGACTTGCCACAGACAGATCTTCGAAAAAGCAAACTCGATACAAGCGGAATGGAAGATTATATCAAGGTAGTTTCACGCATGCCAGAATTCAGTGTGATTCACTTCACACATCACGACATCGTTCGAAGCGATTTTGTTAAGAATTGGATCGTAGCGTGTGAAGAGATTACTTCGACGTAAAGTACATAATCAAGCCCTGAACGATGAAGGTGATTACAGCTGAAACAACAGCAACAACCTTCCACACACCTCTCCGTTCAAGTTCGGCGGTCTTCAGTTTCGTAACGCATTCTTTGATCTGAACAATGTCTTCTCGCATTGTTTTGAGTAGTTCAATTTCAATTCGCTGATCGTGGAGAGCATCAACAATTGTCTGGAACTTGACTTTACCCGTACTGAGCTCCTCAGTCGTCTGTTTCAGCTGAAGATTTTGGGTTGCCCGAGCGATTTCAAGAGCGTCAAGACGGCTTTCTACATCGCTTCGTCGATCGAAATCATGCTCTGGATCATAGTCGCTCATAGTGTTTTCCTCCTGCGATATTTATGCCTTTGAGGGTCCAACTGGGTTTCCCCTTGACAACCAACCCGTTCCATGTGAGAATGTTTTGTCTATCTCGAAGGAGGTAAACCCATGACAGACAAAACCACTCTCGGCGATCGTATGAAAGAGTACGAAGCCACAACCCAAGGCGCACTTTTGCGTCGAACGCCTGTGATCATCCGTATTGACGGACGGGCATTCCACACGTTTACCAAGCGTTTAGTTCCCTATGAGGAAAAGACTGCTGCTTTGATGGGGATTGCCGACCGTTTTGTTGTTGATACCAGCCTACAACAAAGTCCGTTCAGCGAAATCATGCACAACTCGATGGTTGACACAGCAGCCGTCCTTCTCAACAACATTCAGAATTGTGTGCTTGCTTACACACAATCCGATGAAATCTCTCTACTGTTGCGTGATTGGGATAAGCACGAAACACAACAGTGGTTCGGTGGAAATGTGCAGAAAATTGTTTCAATCTCTGCAAGTATTGCTACTGTTGCTTTTAATTCAAAATTTCAGAACAGAGCTATCGTCAGCTTCGACTACTGGGGCGACTATGCTCAGTTTGATGCTCGTGTGTACAACGTCCCCAAAGAGGAAGTCGTAAATTACTTCATCTGGCGACAACAAGACGCATCACGCAACAGCGTCCAAATGCTGGGTCGTTTTTTCTTCTCTCAGAAAGAGATGCATGGGAAAAACAATAGTGAAGTCCAGGACATGCTGATGTTGCAAAAGGGCATCAACTGGAATGATATTGATGTATGGAAAAAACGAGGATCGTGTGTATACAATGATCCTAAATGGAATATGTTTTCGTCCGGTTCACGTGCTATGGCTGATGACAACATTCCGATCTTTACACAGGACAGAACGTTCATCGAAAAACATCTTCAAGCACCCGAAAATGATGTGCTTGAAGAAGCAACAATTGGCTATGCAGCACAGGGAATTAAAGTCATATGACTACCTATGTGTACGAAAACGTCGAAGTGCGAAAGACGGGTCGCACCGCAAAGCGGACTTTAGAGTCAAAGAAAGAGGAAATGTTAGTAGAGATCACTCCTCAAAACGACAAGGACGGACTGTGGCATAAGTGGGTTCCCGAGCGAGTACTTTTCATTGTCCAACCAAGCACAGGTGAAGAATGACCGCATTTCATGACATCAAATACATAGAATGTGTCAATCATGTTCTATCCAACGGAGTCCAGAAGCCAAATCGAACCGGTATTGATACGATTGGTGTGTTTGGTTATCAGATGCGTTTTGATTTGAGCGATAACACGATTCCGATTTTGACAACGAAAAAGGTCCATACAAAATCAATCATCCATGAGCTCCTGTGGATGATGTCTGGCAGCAGCAATATCAAGTATCTGCAAGATAATGGGGTGTCGATCTGGGATGAATGGGCCGCGACCGAAGGGCACTTAAATAAAATTTATGGTTTTCAATGGCGTAAATGGGAGACAGTTGATTGGATGAATAATGTCGTTGAAATTTCAATACGTTCTGGTGGTGTTGATGCTCCGTTCACTGCTCCAACGAACGAACTTCTTGAACCAACTGACGAGGACGGCCTTACAGGTCAAAAACTTCAAAACAATAGAGGTGATTGGTTCACTGTCATTCGCAAAATTTCCCAACAAGGTAATAAGAACAGTCGATACCTTGTTCAATTTGAAAATACAACTTCTCTTGTCGAAGCATTTCGTTCAAACCTACGACGTGGTCAGGTTGCTGACCCGTATAACATTACAGTGTTTGGACAGGGATGTATAGGTGAATATAAAGAACGGCCATCTTATTATAACACTGCGTATAATCTTTGGTATAATATGATGCGTCGATGCTACGACACATCTATTCCTGAATATTACCTGTATGGTGGACAAGGCGTGTTTGTTGATCAGCAGTGGCGATGCTTTGCAAACTTTCTGCGTGATATCCACGATCTCGTTTACTTCACACAATGGACAACGCATCCTTCTCAATACGATCTTGATAAAGATTATTTTGGTGCGTCTTCATACTCTAAGAATACGTGTGTCTTTCTTCCCTCCAAATACAATCAGGTGCTTCCTAAGCTTGATGGAAGCAAATATATTGCTACACACAAACCAACAGGGAAGAAATATGAATTCACAGTTCAGCGTTGGTTTGCGAGGCAACAAGGGATTAAACACAGCCAAGCAATATCAACAGCCCTACTCCATTCACCTAAACAACAAACACGAAAGTGGGTGTTTGAAAAAGTTGAACCAAAGCCCGGGTGCGTGTTTCGTCAACAACTTTTTACTGACCAAATTGCCCAAGTCGTAGACAAACTGAAGCACAATCCAACCGACCGTCGCCTAATCATCTCAGCTTGGAACGTCGCTGATCTTCCACAGATGAAACTGCCTCCGTGCCATTACGCGTTTCAATTCTACACGAGACCTCTAACAGATCAAGAACGTTTCTTGGCTGTAACAAAACGCTATGGCGTTCTCGACGCCCTTGAAGCAACCCAGGTGCAAAAAGACCCGCATGAGTTGCTTGAAGACCTCAACGCTCCCAAATATGGTCTTTCTGTCCTGGTCAACCAACGCTCTTGTGATGTTGGACTTGGTGTGCCGTTCAATATTGTTCAGTATAGTTTTCTCCTTCGAATGTTTGCCGAAGTTGTCAACATGGCACCGGGCGAATTGATCTGGAATGGTGCTGATGTTCACATCTACATCAATCACAAAGAAAAGCTACAAGAACAAGTAAAACGGAACATGTTTTTGTCACCCACATTCAAATTTGCTCGCAAGATTGGAAACATTGACGACTTCAAGTATGAGGACTTCATAGTTGAGGAGTACGAGAGCCATCCAGCAATTCAAATGGATGTTGCTGTATGAGGCGTTGACAGGAAAACCCTAATGGTGTAAGGTGCACTTTACTGATTCCTGGAGTGTTCACATGACCAAACGTACCGTTCAACAACTCGCCCAAGATTACCTTCTGTTTGGTGAGGAATCCCTATCTCTTGACGAGATTATCCAAATTCTTCAGGTGGCCGATGGGTTATACCATAACGGGACCGAGAGTTTTCTCAGCGACGAACAGTACGATACGATCCGTAGATACGCCCAAACCACCAGTCCAGATCACGTGTACTTCCTCGGTGTGGGAAGTGAAGTTCGTGGCGGAAAAATCAACCTACCCCACAAAATGGGCTCCCTCACCCAAGCCTACGAAGGTGATACGGAGAAGTGGGTGAAACAGTATAATCTCGAGAAAGAACATATCGTTGTCGGTGAAAAGCTCGATGGTACCAGCGCCCAAATTGTTTATGATGGCAACGGTAAGCTGCAGATTGCCTTTTCTCGCGGCGATGGTATTCAGGGCGCCGACATTACTCGGCACATTCGACGCATTCCGACTGTTCCTCAACAGGTTCGCAATCCGAATCTCCGAGTTCGTGGCGAAATTCTGATGAAAAAAGCCAACTTTCCAGCCGCTCAAGAGCTTGTCAAGTCCCGAAGCGGTCAAGCATACAAGAATGCTCGTAACATGACGGCTGGCCTTATGAACGCCGAAAAGAATATTGAAGCTGTCTATCAATATCTCGATTTCGTTGCCTACGAAATTCTCAATGGTGCTGATCATGAAGGCAAGTCCAATCAGCTGGACGAGCTTGTTATCAAGCATGGTTTTCTCGTGCCTGGCTGGTCAACGTATCTTGGCAAGGAGCTTAACGATAACACTCTTACTGACCAATTGAACACCAGGCGCGCCGAGGGGGTGTATGAGATCGACGGGTTGGTACTCGAGGTTAACAAAGCGGACCTTCGCAAGAAAATTACGCCTTCACGCGACACGCTGAATCCGGAATACGCTCGCAAATACAAGATTGCTGATGCCTCGAATCTCGCCATCACAACTGTGAAGGGCGTTGAGTGGAATGTATCGAAGGACGGCTATCTCAAACCTCGTGTCAATGTTGAAACCGTCGAACTCGTTGGTGTGTCTGTTCAATTTGCGACTGGCTTCAATGCCAAATTCATCAAAGACAATGGAATTGGACCTGGTGCTAAAATCAAGATCACTCGCAGCGGAGATGTAATTCCGTTTATTGTTGGGGTTGTCAAACCGATCAAGAATGTTGTCCTTCCCGACGGAAACTGGACAGACACAGGTGTTGATCTTATCGTCAAGGACCTCAAAACTAACCCAACGGTTCAACTCGAACAGCTCAAAGATTTCTTCACGTCGATTGACGTGCCAGCCCTCAAGGAAGGGAATCTGCAGACGCTGTTTGACAAAGGTTTCACCACGCCCGAAAGTGTCATCACGCTGACCGAAGCCGAAATGTGCTCAATGCTCGGTAAAGCGATCGGCAAAAAGGTGTTTGATGGTCTCCGTGCAAAGTTGACCAACATTCCTCTGTATGTCCTGATGGGTGCACACTCGGCGCTTGGACGAGGGATTGGCGTTCGCAAGATGAAGAAGCTATTTGAGGCGTTTGAAGGTAAGATGACTCGATGTGAGAACATTGTCGATATCCTCACGGTTGATGGCTTCGAGCATAAAACGGCGACAAAGATTGTCAATGGAATGCCTGCCGTTACGGCATTCCTCATGAAGATCAATCCATACGTAAAATTTGCTAAGTACGAAGAACCGAAGACGGGTGGAATGTCTGGCCAAACGATTGTGTTTACGGGATTTCGTTCGAAGGAGCTTGAGGAAATGGTCGAAGCACAAGGCGGAAAGATGGGAAGTGCTGTGAGCAGCAAAACAACGATTCTTGTTGCCGATAGTCCCGAAAGTGGCTCAACCAAAATCACCAAAGCCAAGGAACTGGGCGTGAAAGTCATCTCGGTGGACCAATTGAAGGCGATGCTATAATGTCTATTGAAGATGAAATCTTTCGCCAAATAAAAGCAGAACACGACCAACAGATTCGTAATGCAAAACAACGAACAGGATCAGGTATCCTCCAAGCTGAGTTGGATAAAACTCCGCCGCGTCGTCGCGAAACGATTGTGATTGCTGCCGTTGATGCTAATCGTGGGTTTTCAAAAGACGGCAAAATTCCTTGGCACCATCCGGAGGACTTTCGCTGGTTTCGCACCCGCACAGAAGGGCAAATCTGTATTATGGGACGGAAAACATACGAAGATATCAATGCTCGCCAGCTGAAACCAAAGGTTCATGTTGTTCACGGTAATCAAACAACGATGGGCCGGTATGACGATCAGGTCCTTCCAGGACGGACGTGCTTTGTTGTCAGCGACACGCTAAAAGATATCGCAAATGCCACGGTGGTCAAGTCAATTTACGACGTAGAGACGCATCTTCCAAATGATGACGATCGTCCACAGTTCATTATTGGTGGAGAAAAATTGTTTCTTGAAGGCATTAGTATGGCATCTCTCGTCCTGTTGACGATTGTGAATGATAATTTTGAATGCGATAAATTCTTTCCCGTTGAGTATCTGATGAAACATTTTGATGTCATGCAAATGTTCAAGGTGAATACAACGAACGACTTACGGTTTACAGTATGGCAACGCAAACAATAGAGTTTTTCAACGATCACAATCTCTTGGAGCTTCTTCGCGATCATCTGCGGCCAATACTTCCTTCACGATTTCCAATCGAAGGTGTTTACGAGGGGATTCCGTCATTTCACGTTCGTATTTGTTCGCATCACTCGTTTGTTCAACGTATTATCAATACCATTATAGAGGCTGTGGGCCACCCCGGCCGAATCGATGGTGGAGGGGAGCGTCCAACGTACACCGAATACTATTGGTTCGAGCTCAACGATACGAGGGGTCGGTCCTGGGCCCTGATCGTTCGCTTAGAGCCACACTTCATTGACATTCGCTGCCTCGACAATTAATGGCTCAATTACTAACACGTGATCAGTTCCGAGAGGGCGTTTATTTCTGTACGGTGGTATAAATAGCTATACAACCACCATAAGGAGATATTCATCAATGAACAACAAGCAAAGATACCGACAGTTAAATCCACAAGAGCTGAAACGCTTGTTTGAACAAGGCGTCACACTGAAACAACTCTGTAAACATTTTCGAGCGGGAGAACAAGCAGTCAAGCGGAACCTTGCCTTGCAAAAACTATCGATACAAAAACGACAAAGGCCGTTCAAACGACAACCAAAACAAGACCTAATAGGGTACAAGTTCAACTTTTTGACGATTGAAAGTTTTGAACACGATCCAATCAAAAAAGATTGGTGGATGAAAGTGCGGTGTGATTGTGGTAACCTAGGAAGGGAGAGCTTGCGCAAACTTCAACAAGGATTACGCAAAACTTGCGGTAAAAAAGGATGTCCACACTTTCATAAGGTGAGACAAACCAACGGGCGAAGTGGTAACTTTACAGGATATGAAGAGATATACGGTTCACGATGGGACCTGTGGAAAATAAACGCTCACAAACGTGGCTTGGTGTTCAACATAACTCCCAAGTACGCGTGGGAACTGTTCATAAAGCAAGAACGTAAGTGTGTTTTGACGGGAGTGGTGTTAGAGTTCGGGACGTCGTGGAATAGAAAGTCTACCGCATCTTTGGATCGTATCAACTCTTCCAAAGGATATGTAGCTGGCAACATACAGTGGGTGCACAAGCAGATCAACGTAATGAAACGGAGTAGCAGCGATGAGGACTTTATCGAGTGGTGTAAACTGGTTGTCAACAATCAGCGAACCACTGCTAACAAGAGAACAGTTTAGAGAACGCGTCTTTGAGCGTGATCGGGGGCGCTGTGTCTTCTGTGGGGCACCTGCTGTGGACGCACACCATATACTTGAACGCCGTCTGTGGGGTGAATGCGGTGGATATTTTCTTTCGAACGGTGCTTCTGTTTGTGCTACTCATCACCTTGATTGTGAGAGCACATTCCTCTCTGTCGAGGAGGTTCGTGAGAAGTGTGGCATTACGAAGAAAATTCTTCCTCCTCACTTTTATGATGATGTTCAATATGATAAGTGGGGCAATATTATCGAAGGTGATCGTCGATTTGCTGGCGAATTATTTCACGACGAAAGTGTTCAGAAAATTCTCTTGCCAGACCACCTCGCTCAATTTGTCAAGTATGTCAAATATCCAAGAACCTCGCACCTTCCCTGGTCGCCTGGTATGCACGACGATGACAAAATGATGCAAGACACAAAAGTGTTTGACGGTCGTCGAGTAATCGTTATGGAAAAGCTCGACGGAGAAAACACAACAATGTATAACGATCACATCCATGCACGAAGCGTTTCGTCGGGCGGGCATCCGTCTCGTAATTGGATTAAGGCGTTTCATGCACGAATCTGTGCCGACATTCCTGAAGGATGGCGGATCAATGTGGAGAATGTCTATGCGAAGCACTCAATTGCCTATAAAGATCTTGACACATACGCTTATGGCTTCGCAATCTGGGACTCCTCCAATCATTCTCTTGACTGGGGGTCTACACTCGAATGGTTTACGTTGCTGTCGATTGTGCCCTGCCCAGTGGTCTACTGGGGAACTTATGACGAAAGAGCAATTCGAGATGCTTATCAACGACTCGCAGGAACTCACGAAACAGAGGGGTACGTTATCCGTGTCGATGAAAGGTTCCACATGCGTGACTTTCGACATGTCGTTGGTAAATACGTAAGGAAAGGCCATATTCAGACCACAAAACACTGGATGTACGGACAACCAGTCGTACCTAACCAGTTGAAACCAGGGCTGACGGGCTTTGAAGGTGTAAAATGAAGCCAACGTCAAGAGATGAAGCACACTTGCAACGTAAGCTCGAGGCAGAGGACGAAGCAAATTACGAAATCGAGCGGGAGGCTCGTGAGAATCGTCGTATGTGGAAACGGCAACATAGCAAGCACCACCGGCGGCTCGGAAAACAACAAGTACAACAGGCACTTGACAGCGATGAAACTTGAAGATCTTTTTGAACAAGCACGCGGCACGTACGCAGGTATTCGCTACGATACACCTAGCAAACGAGCCATTCACAAATATATCAGTGAAAATAAATTACCGAATGCAATTCGTCCTGACAAAGTACATACAACACTTCTTTATAGTCGAAAACATTTACCGAACTATAAGCCTGCTGGACCAATCTCTTTGACGTGTCATCCGAAAGGCTTCACAGTATTTCAGACTAGAGGTGAAGGTCCATCCACAAAAGCATTGGTTCTTCTGCTTGATTGTCCCGAACTCGTAAAGCGACATAAAGAACTGATGGCCGAACACGGAGCAACATACGACTTTCCAACGTACGAGCCCCATATCACTTTTTCATACGATCTTGGCGATATTGATTATACAAAGCTGCCAGCGTTTACTACACCGCTTCACGCCGTCGAAGAATATGCCGAAGACTTGGATTTAAACTGGGCCACCACAAAAGGTGTAAAGAAAGGCGGATGAGATGAATAAAATCGTTATGGGAGTGTTGATTCTCGCAGTTCCACTTTTGATTGCAATGAACCTCTCTCTATATCGAGCAACCGAAACAAAGTCAGTCCCACAGAATCATGTTTCTCAGCTCCGTCCGGGATTCGTTGACAATCTTTGTAAACAGGAGAAGTCAACGGTCAAAAGCATTGAATTCGGTGCTGTAAACGGCTACACTATTGAATGTGCTAACGGCACAAGAATTCATGTCCCTAACTAGTTGACCTTTTAGAGTTTTCGTAGTATAAATACCTGATCACTGTGTGAAGCGTCCCGAAAGCGGACAAGACGCCGGGGCGGTACCGGCCGGGTCCACCATCAACGGGCCCGAAATAGGATTGATTGACGTTGTAGACGACGGGGACAGTGCGACAGGCGACTGACGTAATCGGCGCAAAAACGTAAACGCAAACGATGAAAACGCGTACACTGTTGAGGAACTCTACGGAGTTGCAGCCTAACGGCTGCTAACCTTACAGCGGGGTTTGGTAAACCTTGTTATCCAACTTACCAGGAGAGGGCGAAAGCCCTCTCCTTTTAGCACAGTGATGATCATGGTCAAACGTCAGATTGAGGAAGAGATCGATATGGACAAGCGACGTGCCGATTACTACCGGCGTAGGGCGCATGACCATCTCGAAGCAATGCAGCAAATGATCAAAGATCATACAGGACTGTCACTTCCAGAAGCTGTTCGTAAACATCGTGATATGTTCACCATGATTGGTACCCGCTACATCTATAACGATTACAAAGAAGTTGATGATTTTTTGTTCGTCTTAACCGAATACGACCATACAAATCTACGAATCAAACAACATCAGCTCCAAGCGGCCGCATTATCAGGCATGCCTGGCCGCAAGGAAGACTTGATAACTGAATACGCAGACGGCCCAAGAATTACCCAATCGCAGTTTGTTTAGCCCTCAATTTCCCCTGTAAATACATTGGCCTAAGAAGGAGCGCCAATGTTTTCCTATCAATATAGTCTAAAGAACGAAGAAGAAGACGACAAGAAACAACCACCTCCAAAGAAACGACCGTTCATGGCGTTTGAGCAAACGTTCTGTGCCTCTCAGGTTCATTTCTACTTGAGCGATGAAATTGGTGAGCCACACGACTATGTTGAAATGATCCATCGAATGCTGACCGCAGCATCTAACGATATCATCTTCATTCACCTAAACACTCCAGGCGGTCGGCTTGACACGGGCGTCCAAATCGTCAATGCGATGCAAAACTCACAAGCGAAAATCGTGACGGTCCTTGAAAGCATGGCATTCTCTCTTGGAACGTTTATCTTTCTTGCTGGTGATGAGATGGTTGTTAACGATCACTGTATGGTAATGTTCCATAACTTCAAGTCGGGTGTCGTTGGTAAGGGCCAAGAAATGTTCGCGCAGCTTGACGCAACAACGAAATGGTTCTCTGCGCTCGCAAAAAAGATCTACATTCCCTTTCTGACCGAAGACGAGTTTAATAAAATCATTCGTGGTGAGGACTTGTGGATGCACTCCCCCGAAATTCGGAAACGCCTCGACAGAATGATCGCACACCTTGCACAGACAAACGGAAAGTCGGACAAGAAAAAGGTTCGCCATTCAAAAGTTACAAAGCCCGAGGTTAGCGAGCCAGCCAAATAAACATGGTGTATAATACACCATCATGGTTTCTCTTGAAGAAATAATTCGACAACACATTTCTTTGTCCCATCGCCGAAATAGCCGTGGGTGGTTTTCCGTTTTGTGTCGGGTGTGTAATGACCACGGTCGCAAGGGCAAGCGAGCAGGGTTCAATTTTGATGGCGTAAAGGTTGGCTACAACTGTTTCAATTGTGGTCATACTGCAATCTACGACCCATCGATTCATCAATCTGTTCCTGATGACATGCGCACAGTTCTTGATGCGTTTGACGTTCCCCGAGAAGATTGGCAACGGATGGTTCTCGAGAACCTACGCGATGGCCCACGAAAGAGCACCGAACGAGTTTCCCCTCTTGCTGATATCGAACCTACTGAGATTGCACTTCCGTCATACTTTTACCAATTGATCGATGATCCAAACGACGAGTGGGCAGTTTGTGCGAATCAACACCTCGTAGAACAACGTCAAATGACGTGTAAAGATCATCAATTCTATCTTGTTCGCAAGTCAAAAGATAAAGATGAAAGTAAATGGTACGGAAGGTTGATTATCCCAGTGTATAAACAGGGAAAATTGATTTTCTATCAAGGCCGCGACTTGGCTGCGATTCGCCCGGATAAATATAGGAGTCCACCAATATCGCGGGAAAATGTGCTATTTGGGTACGATTATATTTTTGAGGACACGAACAATCCGTTGTATATTGTGGAAGGGTTCTTTGACGCTTATGCGGTGAAAGGCGTTGCAGTGTTCGGCAGCAAGATCACACAAGGCCAAATACGTTGGATCAATCAAACACGACGACCAAAAGTTGTTATTCCTGATCGATTCGGTGATGGACATCGCCTGGCACAGCAAGCGTTAGAGTTGGGGTGGAGCGTTTCAACACCCGACATTGGATCATGCAAGGATATGAGTGAAGCGGTTGTCAAATACGGCTTACTATATGTCTTGCGCTCTGTGAAGGACAATACACGTGATGGTTTTGAAGCTGCATCACGTATAAAGCTGTATTGCAATGACACACGATGAAGCACGTACATATGTCAAGAAACATCTAAAATCTGGTCGAAAGTCTCGCATAGTTGTCAGTGAACAACTTGTTCGACGCTGGTGGAGCAAGTTGAATGCAGCTGTTTTTTATGGTAGGCTGCATCGTCCTGATGCGATTCGGGTTGACAAATTACGTGGAGCGTGGGGTGCATGCGAAGGGATCGTCAACGACAAGACGCACGCCCGGCGTATCAACATCACGATCAATGAAACATTTGCAACAAAAAAGATGTTTCTGGATACATTAGTTCACGAAATGGTACATGCTTGGGAACATCAACACCACACAAGTATGGGACATGCAAAACGGTTTTGGATCTGGAAAAATAGAATCAAACGAACTGTTGGTCTTGACCTTAGTTCGGAAATAAGGGAAACTACATACCTAAAATGAGTGAAGATACAGAAATTCGTGCCAATGAATGGCACACAATGACCCTGCACCAGCTTAATGCTGAACGCGACAAAATTGTCGGAAAAATGTCTCTCCTTACACAAATATCTGGAAAGGCTGGCAACCCTACCGTTTACGGTTTGTATAAAGCTCTGGAACATGCTCTAACAGTTGTTTCGGGTTTGATCAATGAACGTTCACAAAAATAGGAGTACGAATGCCTCGTGAAAAGGCTTATACAGCCGAGGATATCCAAGATCTTGGCGATCGTGATTATGTTCGTTTACGAACACAGATTTATTTTGGTAGTATGCATCCAACTACCTACCAAGTTCCGCTTTTGTCCGAAGATCAACTGAAGCTTCGAGAAGTAGAATTCATTCCTGCAGTGTACAAAGCGATCAATGAAGTGATTGATAACTGTTTGGATGAATTTGCACAGATTGATTCACGAATCAAACTTTTGAAGATTGATGCCGATCCCAAAACAGGTACATATACTGTATCAGATAATGGTCGTGGCATTCCAATTGAAAAGAAAAAAGATCGCGAAGACAATCTCACGTGGGTTCCCGAGCTTGTTCTCGGTCGACTTCGTTCAGGTCGCAACTTTAAGACCGAAAAAGACATTGGCGTGATTGGACAGAACGGCGTTGGAGCTGCCTGTACGAACTTCTGTAGTACCGACTTCTCGGTTGATGTTTATCGTGATGGTAAACACTATGCTCAACAGTTCAATGATGGTGGTTTGGATATAAAACGACCAAAAGTTTCGGAAGTTAATGGTTCGAAAACAGGAACTTCTGTAAGTTTTACACTCGACAAGGGGGTTTTTAAGACTGTAAAGCTTCCTGAACTTCTGATCAAGAATCGAATGCACGAAATTGCATTGACCAATCCTGATATCACAGTTGAGTACAACGGTGAGCGAATTCGCTATAAAAAAGGTTTCGAAGAATACGTTGAGCGACTTGCTTCTGGCGGATTCTTCGACAAAGGTACTTACTTCGCGTTTACAATCAACACAGAAAATGTTCAAGGTGAGTTCTACGTGATGTTGGGTGTGAACAATACTGACAAAGAGGAAATGTTTACGTGGGTCAATAGCTCCTTGCTATTCGATGGCGGCAAATGCAACGCTCAATTCCTGAATGCTTTCATTGACTCCACGACAGCTTACTTGGCAAAAGAAGCGACAAAACGCAAGTGCGAAATCACACGAAATGACATTAAGGAAGGCCTTTTGGTTCTCGCCAATCTCAAAGTGAAGAGTCCAGAATATGATAGTCAGGCGAAAACTCGTCTAACCGCTCCTGACCTTCGAAAAGATTTCGTTGATATGATCGATTCTCAATGGAAGGCTTTTGCTAAAAAGAACAATGACTGGCTGACAGCAGTGATCGATCGTGCTGAAAAGCGCCACAAACGCAAAGAAGATGAAGATGCGATCGAAGGACTGAAAGCCAATCGAAGGAAACCCGTTGCAAGGCTTTTGGATGCAACTGGTACCGTTCGTAGTACCTGTCAGTTGTTAATCGTGGAAGGTGATAGTGCACAAGGTCAGATCAGCGAAGCGCGCAATCCAGAAACAACGGCTTCGTTCTGGCTTGGTGGCAAGATTAACAATGTTTACGATTCATCGGTTGCTCAAGTATTGAAAATGGAAAAGCTTCAAGACCTATTGACCGTCATTGGACTCACGCCAGGCAAGAAAGTATCCAGAAGTCAGCTAAACTATGGGAAGATCATTATTGCAACCGATGCAGACTATGACGGTGATGATATTTTCACATTGCTTGTTAATCTATTCCATCAATTCTGGCCTGAACTGTTCGATAAACAGTATGAGCCGATTGTCTACCGCTTAGTTGCGCCAAACGTTGTTGCCTCTAAGGGTAAAAAACGAGAGCACTTTTCGCGGCGTTCTGAATACGAGGGACAGAAAGATAAGTACAAAGGCTGGTCAATCGAGTACATGAAGGGTCTTGGCTCAATGTGGAAAGAGGATTGGGAAATGGTACTGTCGGGTGAGACTGACACACTGATTCCTATCATCGATGACGGAAAAGTCAAAAACACACTTTCGCTTCTGTTCAGCGAAGATGCTGATGCGAGAAAGGTTTGGTTGACAGCAGACAAAAAATAGGAGCCTTTCACTCTCCAGTTGCCCCAAATCAACTAATCAGATATAATGCTGAAATTATGAAACTTACTCAAGAAACACTCAAAGACTTATACCTCAAAGATCTCCAATACCCAGATATTCACCACGGTAGAACGACACCAAAGGTCCGAAACATCGAAGCGTGGAGACGGATCAAAACCAAACTTGCCGATGGTGTAGAAAAGCCCAGAACGCTCGACCCGTTTGGAACAACTGATATCTGGCTGTGGAGCGACATTCACTTTGGCCACGGAAACATTATCAAGTACTGTAATCGTCCCTTTCCAGACCGTAGCCTGATGAATGCTTGCCTCATTGGCAACTACCAGCGAGTTGTCAAACCACAAGACATTTGCATCTTTGGCGGTGATATCGGTTTTATGAAGGAGCACGACATCAATCATATCCTTAACCAGCTCCCAGGATACAAGATTCAGATTGTTGGCAATCACGACTTACATCGTGATGGCACTGTGTTCGATCTAGCATTCGACGAGCGCCATCTATGCCATGTAATCGATGTCCCAGCCGCAGATATGGAGTACCAGTTGCTCCTTACCCATTACCCTATGGATAATGTTCCTGCGAAGTGCGTGAACATTCATGGCCACATCCACGATAAATTGGCGATGGCATGGAATATCAATATGTGTGTTGAGCATACGAACTACAAGCCAAAACACATTCGTGAATTCCTTACGCAAGCTCGCAAATACCTTGGGACTCAAAACGATTGACAGTTAGATGGAACAACCGATTGAACTAAAATTTCTTGAACGTAAGCTCAAGTACCTTGGTGGAAAAATCGAGGACTTGTGTTGGGCTAATATTCGTGAATCTCCTGTTGAGGATACGTGTCAAGTTGTGCGATATGTACGTTACATTCCATGCGCCGATTTGTACGACAAAGACGGGTTCGTTATAAAAGACCAGGTGTTCAATGGTCGTGGGCCTTACATCGTCGATCCGAGCGCCATTGCTGCTGAAACCTATGACTTATACAGAAAGATGTGTCTTCTAATCGATCGTTCGCTGGGGCGTGAGCCTTTGAACCTATGAAACCACAATCTTCTGCCTATATTGATAGGCAACGCCGAGACTACTCGTTATACGTTATGCGTATGCGAGCAATTCCTGCCGCTACTGACGGCTTAAAGTCTGCTGAGCGGCGCGTTTTATGGACAGGACGAAGTGGCGATAAATTCAAATCAGCTGTCTTGGCTGGTGCAACCATGCCAATCCATCCACACGCAAGTCCCGAAACCGCTGTTGACACACTAGCAGCACGATACGGGAATAATATTCCTCTTCTGAAGCCATATGGCGCGTTTGGTACGTTACTGAAACCAAAGGGCTACGGTGCAAGCCGATACACGTCCGTTGCGATTTCGAAATTTACCGACGATGTCGTGTTTCGAGACATCGAAGTGATTCCAATGCAAGAGAACTATGACGGCACGTTGATGGAGCCCGTTCATTTTCTCCCGCTAATTCCAATTGCGCTCCTCAATCCAACCGAGGGCATTGCTATTGGCTTTGCGACGTACATTCTTCCTCGCACCCTTAATGATATTATCAAGCTTCAGTTAGAACATCTGCGAGGAGAAAAGAAACTCAAGAATCCAATGCCAACCTTCCGTCCAATTATGGCTCCTGTACCGTTCGAAACGGCTGCTCATAAGACGGAAGCAACAGAACGGGGTGTCGCTTACTACTATAGTGGCGACTATGAAGACGTCGATGGGGTCTCTGTTCGTATTACTAAGCTCCCATACGGTCTACTACATGCCAAGCTAATCGAGAAACTAGATGCACTTGTTGAAGACAACACTATTGTTCGGGTCGTTGACAATTCAAAGGATAAATTCAACATTGTTGTTCGCTTCAAGAAGGGTATTCTGAGTGGACAAACGAAGGAAGAAACCTTACAACAGCTTGGACTGACGATCCGTCATATTGAGAACTTCAACGTCGTTAGTTTTGATGGGCAATCAATTCTGAATGCTGAACCAGTGTCGTTCATTCAGGCGTTTACCGACTGGCGACTAGCGTGGTATGTGCAGCGGTATGAGCGACTGCGAGATCTTCTCAAACAAGACCTTAGTAAATACTACGATGTCCGAACAGCAATTAAAAATCGAGCGTCCGCGCACTCAGCAACTTTGTCGTCTCGTGCAGAACTCAAGGATTGGTTCACTAAAATTGGTATTGTGAACCTCGACTATATTGCTGATCTTGCTGTATATCGCTTTACTGAGGAAGAACGTTTGAAAAATGAAGACAGAATCAAAGAGGGGGAAACCCAACTGAAGGAATACAATAGCCTGTTGTCTAGTGAACCTAATCGCCGTAAGGTTTACATCTCTGAACTTGAAGAAATCCTCAAGAAATACACCAAAGGCCAATATAATGACTGATCATATTGCTCGAGAACTTTCCGAGCTAGCTCGCCTTGCCGGTCAAGTTCGTCGCGCCCGCGAAAGTCGAACTTCACCTCCGCGCCCACGGAGGGGAGACGATGGCGACGACAGTCGAATGACTGGAACTGGACTACAACAGATGTGGGCGATCTATGGTGGGCGCCGCTATTCGGCTTGTGAAACGGCTGTTGACGAATTAGTACCAGGACAGTATACGATCGAAGCCAATGACAGTCTCGGGATCCATTTCCACAAAGCGGACATAAACCTCGATGAACTAATCCGGCTCCCAGATAGTGTCAGCGATGAAATTGTTCGTGAGATTCGAACCTTCTGGACAAAAGAAGAGCATTTTCGTAAGTTTGGCTTCCTATGGAAGCGTGGAGTTCTTCTTTGGGGCCCTCCTGGATCGGGTAAATCATTAAAGCGAGGCACTCCAGTTATAATGTATGATGGCTCAATTAAAGCAGTAGAAGATATTAAAGTTGGTGATTTGGTTATGGGTGATGACTCTACTCCCAGAACAGTGTGTGCGCTCGGCCGCGGCCGTGAAAAGATGTACAGGATAGACCAAACAAACGGTGATAGTTACACAGTCAATGAATCCCATATTCTATCTCTAGTGCGATCAACATGGAAGAAAGGTAGACATAATCCTCACAGGCGCACAACCGAATACAAAGATGTTGAACTCAAAGATTATTTGGCTACGACGGCCAACTTTCAAAAAGAATGGTATGGCTATAAGGTTAGCATAGAGTTTCAAGCAAAACCTACAGGTGTTGATCCTTATTATCTTGGACTGTGGTTGGGCGACGGAACGTCCGCTAACACGGATATAACTACGGCTGACGGTGAAGTTATAGGTTTTCTGGAATCGTACGCCACCAATGTGGGACTACGGCTCGTTGAGAAGAAGATCTCTCCCACAAACAAAGCAAAAACCTATGCGTTGTCAGGTAAAGCCTTCCAAAGAGGATCGAATCCACTTCGCGCACAAATGAAACAGCTCGGCGTGCTCAACAACAAACACATACCACAACTCTATAAAATAAATAGCAGAGAAACTCGTCTTCAGTTATTAGCTGGACTACTCGATAGTGATGGGTATCTTGGATCAAACTGCTTTGAGTTTTCTAATACAAACAAAAGATTGATTGATGATGTTGTATTCCTTGTTCGCTCACTTGGGTTTCGAGTGTCTGTGAGTCAAAAACAAACAACAAATCAAACCGGTGATGTATTTTACAGTCAAAGTGTTCATATTTCAGGACACACAGATCAAATACCGACGCGCATTAAACGGAAACAAGCAAAACCACGGAAACAAATCAAAGATCCATTGCACACTTCTATAGAAGTTATTCCACTGGACGAAGATGATTATTATGGGTTCACCTTAGATGGAAATGGTCGTTTCTTGCTTGGTGATTTTACAGTTACACACAACACATCAACCCTTCAACAGATTTCGAATGAAGTAATTGAGAATGGTGGAATTTCTGTCTACGTAAGCAACCCTGACCTGTCCGCAAAAGGCTTGAAAATCCTCCGGCAAGTTGAACCAACGCGCCCGCTGGTTGTGATGCTTGAAGACATTGACACGATTATCGATGATCACGGAGAAGCTGATTTGCTCGCGCTTATGGATGGTGAACTTCAAATTGACAACGTGGTTTTCGTTGCTACAACGAATTTTCCGGAACGTCTCGACCAACGATTCGTGTGTCGCCCCAGTCGTTTTGATCTCGTTCGAAAAATTGGGATGCCTAATGAAGAAGCACGTCGTGTTTATCTCACCGCAAAGAATAAACGACTTTCCGAAAATCACGCAGAACTTCAAAAATGGATCAAGGCAACCAAAAACTTCTCAATCGCACACATCAAAGAATTGATCGTATCAATCGAAGTGTTCGAGGTTGAGTTTGAGGCAGCCGTTGCTCGTCTTCGTGCCCTAATTGACAACCAGCCGAAGTCAAGCGACAATCAAATTAAAGGTAGCTTTGGATTTGTTAATGACTAGAAAGGGCCATGAGTAAACGTAATTATTCCCAGACCCACGGGGCAGTTGGGGACATTCAGCGCCTCTCTCACGAGGAACTTGAACAGCTGTACAACATTGAAATTGACGAAGATGGTAGTGTGTTTGATCAGACATTGAATTCGTCCTTTGAAACACTCGAAGAGTGGGCTCAGCACATCGACGATCAAGAAGACGACGAAAACTACGGAACCTTTACGAAGATTGGTGGTCGTCAACCTTACGACGACGAATGATTACCACACGCTAATGTGTGTGCCATGATCAATCAAGCGTCGAACTTCGACGAAGAATTTTGCCACGTGGGTGCCAGCATATCGCCGGAGCAGATAAATCTTTCGGCCTGAAGCAGGATATTCTTCATGTGGTTTGAGGGCGCCTGAACCGCTCTCAATTGTATCTTCGATAACCTCGTTCACTGAATGTTCGGCAGGAACATAAACCCAGAAGTCTGCCCACACAACACCGCCGCCTGCCTTGTTTTGCAAAGGCCCAACAACATTTGCTCTTGCCCCAAGACGCAGTATTAGTCGATTACGAATCTCACCCAAGAGCTCTACGGCAACACGTTCGGCATGAGTTGTTTCATTTAGTTTCATTGAAAGAACCTTAACGGAGCGTGAAACTCGTATGGCTCAACGAGCTGCCAGTCGCCCTTTCGAATTAAATCATTTGACATGACCGGTTTCTTGCCCTTGCTACGATCAAGCGACCACGTAATGTGATAAATTGCACCGTCATCACGACGACGTGAACCGTTTACTTCAACAACTAATACCTCAAGACCATCTTCTTCGGCATAGCCGATCAATTTGATTCGAGCCGTTTCTTCCGGCGTGCTTTGTGGCACACCAAACTCTTTTGTAATGTGGTGAGCGATGAACTCCGGAAATTTTGGAGGATATTTCTTGACCAGATCTTGACGTGCGTGTTCTGGCACCTCGTAAGCAAGGTATCCTTCAACAATTAGCTCGTTAATGTTCACAGACCCAGCTCCTTCAATTGGCGAATTGTATCAGCTGCTGATGTGTGAAGAATGCCAATGCCACCCGCAGCAATCCACGGATCAATCGCCTTGCGTTTGTCGTCGATAAGGACGAATCCTGGCGCTGCATATTGCGCTTTCAACACGGCTTTCTGGACAAGATGCACTGGAACATCGCCCAAATGCTTCTTGACCCATTCTTGTTTTTCAGGAATTGGATTGCCAACATGTCCTGTTGCTGACAAGATTTCTGGATTGTATTTCTTGATGTAATGCCATAGCTCCATTGCATCTGGCATTGGGTCCATTTGGCCCCAGAAAGCAATGCCTTTCTTGGAACGGCCACCAATACGACCCCACAGTTGACCATCAAGTTTCTTGCTGCGCCCAGGCACATTATCTTCTTCCCACCCAGGCACCCACTGCCTTGCCAGCTTGACAAAGTCAACAAGCACACCATCGAGATCGCAATAGATCTTCTTTACTTTTCCGTCTTGGTTTAGCATTTCGTCTAATTTCATTTCAGTCTCCGTCAAAATTCACATGCGCAACGTACGTATCATGCCATCCTTGCGTCCAGGCTCGAGCTTCTTCACTGTTTTCTTGATAAGGATTCTCACCTTTCACTTTTCCGTGTGTATCTTGGAACATATTGGCTGCTTGGCAGCCTTTCTCATACGCCGGTCCATACTTTGTATGACTATTCTTTTCAAACAAGTCTTGTATTTTCATTGTCGTTTCCCTTTCCCGGACACAACTCCTGTAATCGGAATCCAGATAACACCGATTTCAGCCCCTGTAGGAAGCGATACTCCCGGCATGAATCGAACAAATATTTTTCGTGTCTGTCCACCAACACTTACTTCAAGTTGCCATTCCATAACGCCTAGATTGCGCGAGATCCGGCTCGCAAAGTTCTTTGTACTAGCAAATTCTCGTTCAAGTGTTTCTGAAATACGGCTGGCAACGCCTGCTGAAACACCCGCCTTTAAAACTAGGCCCTTGATAACTGGTTCTCCGGTTTCATCGTCTGTGTCTGGTCCACAAAGGATATTCAACGGTTCAACCTGACGGCCAAATCGAAGACGAAGTGCGGCGGCGACACGGTCAACAACTTTTTGCGTGTGTCGCAACATTTCCTCTTCGAAATCGATCTTTACTTCTTCAAGACGCACGTTTTTCTCCGTTCGTAATATTTATTCCCCAAACAAAAAGGGACTAGTTTTACACTAGTCCCTTCACTTTACCCTGTTTGCGTCGTTTTATCAACCACACTTGCTCGAGCCACAATCTCCACACTTATGACAACCTTCGCTATAAAGAATGTTTGTCGATCCACATGCTTCACAGACTTTTCCCTCAACTTGTTCACCATCTTTGATGAACGACGACAAGTACTTTTTGATTGCAAATAAGAATGTTCCAACCGTTGCATTGTCGACACCATCAAGAGCAGACACAATGTTCTTGATCAGGACACCGTGTCGAAGATTCAAGCTAATCATACGAGCAATCTTCGTAATGTTATTGTCCACCTCAATCTTCTCGTGAACTTTATCAATGTGTTTTGGTGGAATACCTTTTCGCTTTGCTAAGGCGGTCAAACACTCAACGGCATCATTTGCGATTGTCGTTTTCTCGTGACTATTTGTGTGAACAAAGAAACCAAACGGTCGAAGTTTTTGGTCATCCCACCAAAGAACTGTTAGATACCACTTCCGACCTTCTGCCTTTAGTGTTTTCATCGTTGCCGGTGCACTATCTGGCAGTTTCACGTCCTCGAGAATAATCTCTTCATCCATGTCTGTTGCATTCTTCTCGTCTTTGGCTGCAAGAACAGTTGTCATTGTCCCAGCACGATAGGTTGTGACGCCCTTCACGTATCCTGACTTGTATGCATCAAGATAAATGTTCTTGAACTCCTCGAATAGATAGTCGTTTGGAACATTGATTGTATTGTGCGAGACAACGCCGTTTATCAGATAACTGTGCGTGTCTTTTACCTCAATGTCGTACACACGTTTTTCTCCTACATCAACGATATCCGTAACCACCACACAAGTGAGATTTCGATCAAACTCTATGCCCAACTTGTCAACAAACGACATTCTAACAAAATTGTCCCTCTGTTGGCATTTTCGTAATCTTGCTCTAATTATACTGCCAGATGTATTGTGTGGTTGTTGAGTAATTAATTGCTCAAACACACTATTGGAAATATAGGTTTGTTTTTTTGCTTTTTCTTGTGGATTGTATGCTTTTTTGTGGTCTTCAACAGGAACAATTGTATCAGTATCTGTTAACCAAGCGATAACACCGTATGTTGTTTTTTCGTTTCCAGCAGTTCTTGTCAATAGATAATACTGAACGCCCATCGTGGATAACATATATGTTAGTTTTTCTGCGACATCTTTCGCATATCCATCAAACACCACCAACAAGGTGGCGCCTTCAGTCTTTTTCAGATAACCGTCAAGAGTTAATCCTTCAACAAACGCCTTCCACACCGAGACCGGCGAATCGAGCAACCATTGAGGAAGGCGTTTGTTAGCAGCACCATGACCAAACTCTCTCTTAAACCAGCGGGCAATTGAACTTGAATGTACATAGTGTGTTTTTACTCCCCACCTTGTGTCAAGTTGAACATGGTGTGTGTTGAACAATTGGACCATCAGTCGCTTACATAGTGCGTTTACATTCTCATTTTTTTCACAGATTGAAACTGAATGATCAGTTAAACTTCCATCTGCCACCCACATCCCAAGCAGTAACGCAAAATCTTCGTCAACAACTTGTGGAAAAGTCGTGTGTTTAGCATTGGGAGCAAATGTTGGTTGTGGTGGGGATATGTAAGGTCTATCAACGACAAAAGCGTTTGTGCGATAAAACACTTTATCTCCAACCTTAATATCAGCAAGCGGTTTCCATCCTGTAGCACACCTTAGTTTGTGTGTGTAGGCAGCTGTTAACTTAAATCCATTATTAAAACGGACAGTGGCACAAGGCTTAATGCCACCAAAATAATGTTGTGTTACATCCTTTTCCTCACCGTTTTCGTCAAGAACAGTAAAATTATCACAGGGCACAACAAACCCCTCTTGCGATGAACTATGAATACCCAGTGCTTCAATCGGTTTCAGTCCTTTATTCGTTGAAATTAGTGTCCCTTCTGCCACACATTTCGACATTGCACTATCAACATAGGGAGCAAAGCCCTTTAAGTCATTCAAATGATCGTTCACCGACAAATCCATTGCAGTTGACGTCCATCCATACCGCCCGTCCCATTCTTCCGCTCGTTTCATATAGCGGACGCCGTAATCTTGACACAAGACCTCTCGAGTTAGACCACGATTCTTGTCAATCTTGTATACGGTTCCATCAGGTCCTTTGCCTTTCAGAATCTCTTCGTCGCCTTCTTTAGTAAACTTGAACATTTTCGTCTCGTGCCATTCGCCCTCATACCACTTAGGAGTTTGGTCTGCAAATTCTGCTGGCATATGACCAACAATAACCGTTCGAATGTACTCATGCATGAACACCGGTTCGAGACCACCCGATACAACATTTGCAAGGATCGATGTATTTCCTGTTGGTTGAATCGACAACAATGAACTATTACGAATTCCATACTTCATCATTTTGTCTAGATATTCTGAGGGAAGATTTAATTGTTTGACAAACGGACCCTCGAGGTGTTTTTCGGGACGGCACACAAAGAACATTCCCTTCTCAACTGCAAGATCAATTGAAGCCATATAGGCAGCACGTGCAATTGTTGTCATCACTTGATCGCGAAAGATACCTGCCTCTTCCGAACCGAACTTTGTTTTCAACATATACAAAGCCGAACCCCAACCAAGAATACCAACGCCAACGCGCCGTTTGTTGCGAATGTTCCATTCGTATTCTGGCAAGGGAGCTTTTGTCAGATCATTAATATCATCAAGAAAACGAACCATGATAGCAGTGTACTTGGCAACCTTCTCGAGATCAAAACCAGAGCGATCTGCATTGATAAACTGTGTCAAGTTCAAAGAGCCAAGATTACAGACACCGCCTGGGGCAAGAGTTTGTTCCCCACAATTTCCCGTGTAGCACCATTCAGTTGGAAAGACGTGTTGATTATGTAGAACACTGATGTCCCAAACCTTGGCCGTTCCGGCAGATTTAACAGACACCACCTCAACAAATTCAAGAGCACGATGATCCCTTTTGTTGCATACACGACTAATTATATTTTCGAGTCTCTGGTGTTTATCAGGATGAGTGATATCGAACACTTTTGCAAATTTAAGAACTGCTTTGCCTGACACGGCCACGTCCCAACGATCATATGAGTGATCATAATCTTTACCATTAGGAAACGATACTTCTTCGACTATTGTGTTCCATACCATTGTTGGCACACCAGCAAAACTCAACAGTTTTGCAAATCCTTGTGCGAGTTCTTCTCTTGATGTGGTAAGAGTAATTTTTAGATTGTTGTTGCTGTCACTTACACATCCGTCGGCACTCAATAAACCATCAACAAATCCTTTAATGTATTGGTCATTGCCCTGCCAAACACTATCTGGAATGGTTTTTACACTAGGTATTAACTTATAGCGACTCAACATCTTATCAACAAGTTGTCTTGTCGTAAACTGCAAATAAATTTCCCCTGTATTTTCCCTCACGGAGAGAGTGGATGGGACACTCTTTAGTGAATTCACAATTGCAAGGACACGTTCTGCCATTGAACGCTCGTGTTTTCCAAAAGTAATACCAACATTATATTCATTGTTGCCTTTGTGTGTGAACCATCCGTCGCCAGTCAAATAACCAACAAAAAATCCCTCATCGTACGTTAATGACATATCACCAAAGACTCCAATATCCTCATTACGATTTAATGGGATCAGATCACCTACTCGGAGCTCTCTTGCATCGACTTTATATAACCTCTCCATTCGTGCATCGTAAACAGGCCATCGATGTTTCTTTGTTGACCGAACTGTGCGATTTGTTCCAAATGAGATTTCTAACAGTTCTTCATTTTCCCCCGAAAGTCTGCATCGTGCTGGGGCCCACTCACCATCTAACGACTTCACTAAAAATTCTTGCCCGTCGAGTACTTCGATCGGAAAGATGCCGCCTTTCGTGTGAACTAACGTTCCTGCTGGCATTGACGGGTTAGTGGCATAGACCGTTTCGGCATAGTTGAGCGGCAAGAAATGATTTGCACGATCAAGAAACAATATGCCCGGCTCTGCGCGTTTATAAGTACTCTCCATCAAGAGATCCCACAGCCCTGTTGCTGATACCACATTATGAAGTTTGACAGGATAGCCTTTTGCTTTCCATGCTCGAATATCACCTTGCCATTCTTTCTTGTAAGCGGGAGAGGTTGTATCAGGAAAAACCAGATTCCATTCATCCAATGTTGCTCGTGCTTCAGTAAGATTGAGGAGAACAGTTCCACACACGGGACTGTCGCCCAAACTCTGTTGGTGCTCGATTATCTGACGATCAATTTGCTGAATCCGAACAATCCGTTCCATAAATTCATCGGTACAATTGACAGACACGTTGAACTTTGTGAGACGTCCTGGTTGTTGTTTTGCTGCAATGAATTCGAGAATGTCTGGATGCCAGCAGTTGTGAACAAAGACACCATTGGCCACGAAGTTATGATATTCAGGCATTGCTATATCAAAAACTTCTTGCTCAATACTTTCCTCTACACGCACCACTTTGTGGTTTGTTGTTTGTTTTGAAAAGTTAATTCCTTTGTTCCACGGTGTTGTTCCCTTACGCTTTGCCACATATTTTGTTCGTATTTCTCGCGCCTTTTTTTCCCCGTAAAACTCTTCCCAAGTGGTTCCTTTCATCCGCCGCGCCCGAAGCTGTTGCATTTCTTTCAAATCCGTTGAATGATGAGTGGAGTGTTCCCGAAGTGTCATTGTTTGAATATTATCGGGATGGTTGTTCCACTTGACGTGATCTACGTGATGGGCAACAGTGCTGTCAGTGTTGCGCTTGCTTGTTAAAATTGTTGGATATTGACCAAATTTCATTTCAAAAACGGCATTATGTTCTGCAATAAGTTTGCGACTACCTGTAATACTTAAAGACAGATAATCATTGATTAAGCGCTTGTTTAAAGCAGCAAGACTATCACTTGCGACTAAATCTTTTGCTTTTTTATACGACCCATCGCTTAATAAAAATTCGTGGTCAGGTGTGCACTCAATATAATCGTCGTTATCAAATACAACCTTAACAGTTGCTCGTATGCCTTTTGACCATACCATCAATGCCTGACGAACATACACATTACCCTGACCATCAGTGCAATACAAGTAGGGTGTTTGACCTACTAACTCTTTGAT